ATGAACAGCAACTCTTTCAAAGTGTCGAAGACGATTAACAAGCTGATCTTCGACTGTGACATCAATGATGGTGGAAACATCACCATCCACCTCTACGACGGATACAACGTCACCCCAACGGACGTGAGACGTATCGCTTCCTCGCTCATGAGGGCCGCAGACATGGCCGAAGGACGTCAAGACAATACGGACTACTCATACAACAGGTCGTTCTACAAGCCCGTCAACCCCGATTATCAGCCAAGGGGCTACCGAAACATCACCTGCACGTCCGTCCATAAGGACGATGGTTCGACCACCACTATTTAAGGAGCATCATGAACATGGATGAATTTAACTCCCATTTCAAGAACCCGTCCATCGTCTACTGCGATAACCGGATTGACGAGTTCACGTCCACCGTGGAAGCCACGCTCTTCAGCGCGAAAGTCGAAACCGGCGCAGACGGTCCGATGGTCGTGCTGACCGCGTACGCCGCCGATTCGGACATGGACGCGGACCGCATCGTTTGGCGGCTCAAACCCAACACGGTGCGCCGCTTGCGGAACTGGTTCAACAAGATCGTGATGCAGGTGGACGGCGATGACGCGAAGAAGGAACTCGACGCGCTCTCCAAGTACGCGCAGAACATGGGAGACTCCAATGAGTGAGATCACCAGAGCATATAAGCGTGAATGGCTTTTCGACAACGGTTACATGAAGGTCGTGGACGGGACTGAATATCTCAGTCTCAGGGCCATGCACCTACTGACCGGGGTCAGCCCCGAACGGTGGAAGGACGAAATGTCCAAGGCAACCAAGAACGGCATGCGATTCCGGAAGAGCATGACACAGGACGTGCTCAGAGGGGCGAAAGAGATTCAGGCACGACTCGGCACGAACGATTTAGTCGAGATTCTTTACGCGGAGGCAACCATATGAGCGATGATATCGTTGAGGTCCCGTTCAACGGGAGCGTGATGATCGCGCAGAAGTTGGATGACGGGGAGATCTATGCGGCGTTGAAGCCGATCTGCGAAAACATCGGGATTACCTTCAACGGCCAGAGGGAACGGCTTAACAGAACGCCTTGGGCAGTTGTGCGTATGATACGCACAACTGGTGCTGACGGTAAACGGTACGACATGATGGCTGTCAGCCGGAAGACGCTGACGATGTGGCTTGCGACCATCGACACGAGCCGTCTCAAGGACGAACATGCCCGCCGTAACGTGACCGTCTACCAGCAGGAAGCCGCCGAAGCCCTCGACCGGTATTTCCATGAGGGTGGCGCAATCCGCACATACGATTCCGACAGTGATGCGGACATCATGGCCCGAGCGTTGTTGGTGGCGCAGAAAACCCTCGAACGTAAGAACCGTGAACTCCAAGCCAAGACCGATCAGATCAAGGAATTGGAGCCGAAGGCGAAGGCTTTGGACGATTTCACCAACGTACCCGACGTCCTACTGGTCAGAGAGACGGCGAAACTGCTTTCGAACGCGGGTCCGCCGATCGGCGAGAGGGAGTTGTGGAAGTGGCTTGACCAGCATGGTTGGGTGTACCGGCATGCCGGAACATGGTGGGCGGCTTCGGAACGCGTCAAGGCCGGGCATCTGGTCATGGTCGAGTCAAGATCGCATGGCCAACGTGGTGACGGTACGCTTTTCGCCTATGCGCCGACCGTCAAGATCACCCGTAAGGGATTGGCGCTGTTGCACAGGCGTCTCGGAGAGCGGACGTTGGATGCCGCGCTTGGGCCTGAACAGGGAGGGGCTACACGATGAAAAACCGTAGGACATTGACGGACGCGCGAAACACCATCGTCGACCGTCCACGCAAATGGCGTAGGCCGGTGCCTTGCCCGATTTGTGGCGGCAAGGACATCAGATTCTACAAGTACGGCTACGGCTTCGACCGAATCACCTTGCGGATAGTCCGATACTGGGATGTCGCATGCAGTGGGTGCCTCCGCTCTGCCGTCATCCTCACCAAACACACCGACCGTAAAGAGGCAATCCGCGTATGGAACCGTCGTGCCTCAAACTACCCGAAAGCAAAGGAGAATACGAAATGATCAGAACCATCATCGCAAACGTGGTATCCCGCAAGACTGTCAACGATCAGGCTGTCATCAGCTGGGATGACGACAAGTACGGCGAACCCACCGAGGAGAACGTCCTCAAGGCGCTCAAGGATTTGCAGGTTGACTTCGATGATGTCATCGATACTGATGATTCCGTCGAAGAGTACCTCGACGTGTTCGACATCGAAGCCGACGAGGACTAGCCATGATCGATGAACAGGAATTGCGGAAAGCCTTGGATGAGCTGGACACCCACGTAAGGACAGTCAAGGCTTACATGCGAGGGCTTGAGAACAAACTTAATGAACTCACCATCGCCGCTGCCACTCCCACTCCGAAACTACCGGAGGAACCGGGATGGTATCTCACACAACAGCACCTGTTACTACTCAAGGACAGTTGTGGTGATTGGAGCGTACGTAACATCAATGGTCGCCCTATTCAGGGCTACTGGGGGAGGGAGGGTTCGCTTGATTGTTACGCGAAAGACCCGAAGATCGTCTATGCGGCGCTCGGCCCCGATGCGTTCCCGCTGGTTCCGATCAGTGAAGTGATTCTGCCATCCGAACATATCAAGGAAGACAAGGAAGACTGACATGAGATTCGACAAAAGCCCCAGCAGTGCCAATTCCATTTCCCTCAGCATGGACGAAGCCATGGGTACCCGCGTCTACTTCGATGAACGCATCGACCATACAGGCGAGATCAATATCGTCATGAGCGATGACAGGTTCATCGAACTGCGCGACATTCTCAACAGGCTCTATCCATTGGAAGACACTACGCCTACGGTGACATTGCCGGAAGCTCAGGGCCTGTATCTTACGCAAGACCGTCGAGTGGTGTTCAAGGACTGCGATGACGATTGGAGTCTGGTTGGGTTCAACAGTAGCGTCGTGGAAGGCTTCTGGGATGGGCTCACCTACACCAAAGACCTGAAATCCATCGTTTCCAATCTTGGCATTGACGCATTCCCTCTGATTCCGGTCAGCGCCAAACCATCCAAGGCCGGTGATTGATCATGGCTGGTCGTGAACCGATTCAGGTGAGTGTCGTGTTCAAGGTGTTGGACGAAGCTCAGGCTCGAGAGTTTCTGGGTTTGGGCCAGGGCACTCAGCGTGAGGAGTTGAACAGGCTTGCCGTGAACGTCGGCGGTAAGAAACGGTGGCTGTCTACCACCCTTGCGGCATACGCGGCTGGTTGTCCGCCGTGGAATAAGTGAAGATTCTTCCCCTTCCGGTAGGGCACTAGCCGGTAGGGGTCATCGCCTGAGAATGAGGACGTGGCTTTCATGTTCCCCCGGCAACTTCTCCTTGGTACTCCTTTCACATTGCATCAGCATGCATGTCGGGGGATGTGGGGCCGCTCATGGTTCGACTCCATGCTCAGGCACGCTGCCACCACCAACTTGCGATCGAATACCCAGTTCTGTTGCGTGGTGGCACCAGATAACTGAATAAGGAACCCGATACGGCGGGAAACCCCTGAAAGAAAAAGCAGTTTTCCTGAAGGCGTTTACATACACTACCCGCCGCATCATGCCGGTGAACGGTTTCGACGGTCACGAACAAAGAAAGGCATACCGCAATCATCACATGCCAGCATGCGTGACAATTTCAGGCCGTCACACACGAAAATCAGACCGTCGCAAGTTCAACCCTTGCAACCGGCACCAAGATCGGAACGCACATTTTTTAGGAGACTTATCATGACACACAACAACAAACCTGCACAGGCCAATATGGGCGCGAATACCCAGCATGCCATCGCCTGTGCATCATTCTTGAGAGCGGCCAATAATGGCTCGAATAACCATGCTGGAATCGCCGCTCTCACCATTCTTGCACAGGCCAACAACCACGCGAATACCCAAGCTGGGCTTACCTGTGCATCATTCTTGGACACGGCCATAATTCCCCCGAATACCCAGAAGTGCTGCGCTGTGTCCGCAATTCTTGCACAGGCCGATGTGGAATCGAATACCCAACGGCACGACGCCTGTGCATCGTTCTTTGGCATGGCCGTCAGTACTACTGATGCCCTTCATATGGTCGCCATGCCTACAATCCTTGCCGCAGTCAGAGGTGAGTCGAATACCCATAAATCCGACGCGGCGGCACCAACTCTTGGCTTGCACCGAAGACCGTCAGAATACCCACCAAGACGACGTGTAGGCCATCATAAATCTTGCGGGAATACCAATATGACGGCGAATACCCACACGGATACCGTGTTTCCGCACTCATTCTTGGGGTAAGCCAATCCTCCCCCGAATACCCATCTGTGGTGCGCTTACCCCCATCTAATTTTTTGGGTTGAACCATTCATCCCCCGGATATCCGACAATACCGCGTTCAGCCCAATAAAAAAGTCCACCCCATAAAAAGGGGTGGACTCCATAACCAACAAAATAAAGGATAACAAATGAATCTGACAAACGAAATCAGCGCCATCCAACAGCATGGCATCATCAACCCCGCTGAAATCACCGCCATGCTATTGGACAAGCTCAACCAAGCAGACCGCAATACGCTACTCGAAGCGTTACGAGTCACCATGCCATGCTTCGTCCTGAGAACCCAAGGCGCCGAACGCAAAACCGCAAGCGACAAGTATCGTACCGCCACGCGAGTCATCCGCCAGAAAAGCACGCCCAAAACCTCATGGAAGGTAGCGGAAGTACGTGACGCATGGCAAGCACGACTCGACACCATCATCCACATCGATGGCGAATCCAAGAAACTCCGCGACTGCGTGAAAGCAGACCTGCTCAACTATGCGAACAATCTCCGCAGCCAAGCCGACGCATTGAACCGTAACGCCGACGAATACCAGGCACTCGCCGCCAAACTTCCCGACGATACGACCACGCTCGGCATGATCGCCCCGATCGAAACGGAGGTGGCGGAATGAGCGACGAGACGAAAGCATGGCCGAAAGTCGGATCCCCATGCAAACCAACGTTGAACGACAAGGCGCTCTACATGCTCGCCGCACAATTGGATGATCTGGAAGGCTTACGTAAGGCTCAGGATAATCGAATCCGAATCCTCACTACCGCAGACGTCGACTCCGATGGCGAGAAACGTGGTTTCGGACTGACGGAAGACAATCCGACAGTCCAAAACCTACTCGCTCTACAGGATGGTACGAAGAAACTCGAACATGAGAACATTCTCCAACTGCAAAGGGCCATGAGGAAGAACCCCTTATGGGATTGGGCCAAAACGCAGAAAGGCATCGGAGAGAAAACCCTCGCCCGACTGCTCGCCGCCATCGGAGACCCCTACGTGAACGGTTCCGAACAGACGGTACGATCAGTCAGCCAACTCTGGGCCTACTGCGGACTGCACACCATACCGAATCCGGACGGTGGGGAGAACATGGCCGCACGGCGTATGAAAGGCATGCAAGCCAATTGGAGCACCGTGGCGAAAACCCGAGCCTACCTGATAGCGGAAGCATTGGTGAAATCCGGCGTACGCAAGGACGAGAACGGCGAACGGTATGCGCTGACCGAATACGGGCAACTCTACATCGACCGACGCAACACGACCGCCATCACCCACCCGGAATGGACGCCCGGCCATTCACAGAACGACGCCATGCGAATCCTCATGAAACGACTGCTCCGCAACCTGTGGAGAGCCGCAAGGGACATTCACGAAAGGGAAGACCAGTGACCGATCTGACCTGTTCCGAAATCCTTGCGAACATTCCCTACCCGGTGGAATTGGAGTTGGCCCCGTCAAGAGTGTTGGAAGACTGGAAGGATTCACACCCATGTCTGGACTTCTGAAACGACTCTTGGTCACGCCGATAGAAGTGAACGAGGCCGAGTTTACCAGCATCATGCTCATACATGAATGGTATCGGGCAAGCGAAGTGGATGAACTGTTGGATGCCGTGGTGGAAACCATGTGGAAGTTCCTGAACACGAATCGGGAACTGTCACGGGAAAACACGGAACTGAAACGCGCATTACGCAAACTCGCCACGGCATATCCAGACCTCGACCAAACCGCAGACGACATCCCAAAGGAGAACACGCAGTGACTGAAATCCAATTCCCCAGCATGTTGGAAATGCCTGACAGGGAATATTTCGCACATCCGGCGATCGACCAGAGCGCGTTGAAGGATTACATGAAATCCCCCCGCGACTTCGCCTACTCCCAAACGCATGAGAAGGAAACCACGGCGGCGTTGACGTTCGGCAGATGCGCCCACAGTCTCGTCTTGGGCAGCGGCCCGTTGGTGACGGTCAAACCGGATATGCGAACCAAAGCCGGAAAGGAGGAATACCAGCAAATATTGGACGAACACGGTTTGGATGATGTCGAGTTCGTATCCAAAACGGACATGCATCGTCTTGACGACATGATGGAAAACGCGCCCGACATGCTCGAAATGTATGGGGGACGCCCGGAAGTCGCCATGTTCGCCACCGATCCGACAACCGGATTGGAGTTGAAAGGCAAGGCCGACTGGCTGCCGGAAGAACCCGACGAGAACGGCGTGTATTGGATAGTGGACTATAAGACCACCCGCATGAACACGGGACGCCTATACGATGTCAAAAGCGTCGCCAAGGACGTTCGGGATCTCGGCTATCACATTCAAGCCGCCTACTACATGCGCCTGTACAAGCTGATAACCGGGACGAGCAATCCCATCAGGTTCGTGTTCTGGTTCCAGCAGACCGTTCCGCCCTACAACACCAAACGATGGTTCTTCGACGAACTGCAACCTGAAATCACCGGAATCGCCAACCAGCGTATCGACCTCGCATTGGGGGAACTGAAGTGGTGGAAGGAACACGGGTGGGTTGACGGCATGCTTGCCAGCCAGTATGAGCCGGAACCTGAAATGATTCAATTCTCCGACTGGCAACTGTTGGATGAGGAAGAAAGGATAGACCAATGGCTGAAATGACTCACGGCAATGCCGTGATGAAGAAGAACCGGCAAGGATACGGCTACAACTATACGGATTTGGGAGCCACCTACAACTACATCAACAACGAGTTGAAGATGGAAGCCCACCCAGTGTTGGAAATGTGGCATGAGCCGTTGGAAACCCCGCTTGGGCTCATGTTCGGTTTCGCGAAGACGAAATACAGGAACAAGGGCGAGAAGGATTGGAGCGAACCGGAAGCGCCCATTCCGATCATCGTCGGCGTGGAACAGGAGCGTGTCGGCAATGACGGGAATCGTAAGAAGCCGCAGCCGGTCATGCAACGTTTGGGTTCCGCCATCACGTATGCGGTCAGGTATTCGATTCGTACCGCGTTCGGCTTGGCCGACACGGATGATGACGGCCAGTTGACCGGTTTCAGTTTGGATGTGCCGAAGGTGAGCGACGATAACCGGAAGCGTGTTGACATGATTCTGGACGCTTACGGGTATGTGGATGAGGAATCCGCGTCGAACTTCATTCGCTCCGTATTGGGCAATCCGAGACTGTCCCTCACTCGTCTTACGGACGCTCAGGCCCGACAGTTCATCAGCGTGGTCGAACAGCGGAACCGACAGCAGAACAGGAACGTTCCATCCAATGTTCAGGAAGGAAGGAAATAGGAATGGAAGATAACGAAGTCGAATTGAAGGATGCGAAACCGGGCATGTGGGCCACGTTCGACGTGCCGGAGCCGATCGATAATTCGTATGTGCATGTCGAACCGGGCCATTACGAGGGTGCGATCCTTGAACCGACCGAGGGCCATCTTCTTGAAGAAATGGTCTTTTCGATCTTTTACGGGCATGATGTCGTCCGTCTCTGCATCGACGGTTCCGCCGTCGGCCTTGAAAAGGGCAAGCCTTACACGTTCGTCGTCATCAAGGACAAGGAACCTTCCACAGGCGCTCTTACGAACATTCACGTCTATAAGACCAAACCAGCTGATGCCGAACCTGAATCATATGAGGACATTCCATGCGATAAGCCGGGATTCTACCTTGATTTGGATGGTGGTGCATGGTGTGTTGACAGGAACGGCAACGCTTTGCATTTCACCAATGATTGGCAGCTGCTCATTGAATACAAGGGTTACGACACTTCTTACTTCGGCCCGTTCCGTAAAGCAAGGTTGGTGACCGCATGAGTTTCAGTCGTAGAGCCGGATGTCCGTGCGCAAGATGCATCAAACTCGGCATGATCGCGGAATGCCCCGACTGCCACACTTCCGACTGTGCGAAAGCCCGCTCGCACACGTTCATGTGCAACAGGCAAGCCAGTATCAAACATTCAACCAAGAGACAAAGGAGCATGTGATGGCCGGAGAGACCACTATCACCATCATCGGCAATCTGACCGCCGAACCGGAAATGCGAACCACAAGCAAGGGTGGCACGGTATGCAATTTCAGCATTGCCGCCACACCCCGCCAATACAACAGTCAGTCCGGCCAATGGGAGGACGGTCAGGCATTGTTCATGCGTTGCACCGTCTGGCGTGACATGGCGGAACATTGCGCCCAAACGTTACATAAGGGCATGCGAGTGATTGCGCAAGGCCGTCTCACTCAACGTTCCTATCAGGCTCAGGACGGGTCGAACCGTACCGTCATCGAACTGCAAGTGGACGAAATCGGCCCCTCGCTGAAATATGCGACGGCTCAAGTGGCGAGAATCCAACATGCGGGCGGACAATCCAACGGGTATAGCGCGGCAAAGAACATCGCCGAAATCAGCCAAGCCCACCCGTATCAGAACAACGGATTCTCCAATGCGAACCCGTTCGGCGGATCCGCCCCAGCCCCACAACCCGCAAACAACGGTCAGTTGCCGCCGTCAGACCCGTGGGGCAATGCGGGACAATCCAACAATTTCGGACAGTTCAACCAAGGAGATGAAGAATTCTGATGCGCAACAGCCAAGACATCTTCAACACGTTCGCATTCATCATGCGGAATCCCGGCATGTGGCACAAGTGGCCTCTCGTCTACCGCAACAGGGAAGAAGCCGAAAAGGACATGGATGCCCTATGGTGCGGCAAATACTGCCGGTTGGATGACGACCAGAAGCGACGATTCCAATGGGCGCCGATGCATCAGACATTCCTGGACGTTGACGGTCTGTACCGGGTGAAGATCCGGTACGCATAAAAAAGGGAGGAAACACACATGATTCCGTACAGTGAGTTTCTGAAACGAAAGGAGCTGCGCGAGCAGGAGACTGGCATCGCCGTAAGCCCGCAGCAGCTCCACCCATCCCTGTTCGACTGGCAGAAGCGTATCGTCCAATGGGCTTGCAAAGTAGGACGTGCAGCCATTTGGGCCGATACGGGACTTGGTAAGACCCGAATGCAATTGGAATGGTTGCGTCAGGTCTGCGCCGAACACGGGATGGGACTCATTCTAGCGCCATTGGCGGTATGTCAGCAGACCATTCGTGAAGCGACGTTGATCGGCATGAATGTTTCCTACGTGCATGACATGTCGGAAGTCGCCGGTGAAGGATTCCATATCACGAATTATGAGCGCGTGCCGAAACTGGACGTATCCAAGTTCGATGCGGTCGTACTGGACGAGGCGTCGATTCTGAAACAGTCCGACGGCAAGACCCGCAAAATGCTGATCGACACGTTCAAGGATACGAAGTATCGACTTGCATGCACTGCAACCCCGGCGCCGAACGACCCTGAGGAGCTTTGCAATCAGGCCGAGTTCCTCGGCTACACCACTCGCGTGAAGATGCTTGCCACGTATTTCGTGCATGACGGGAACGTGTGGCGGTTGAAGGGCCATGCGGTGAAGCCGATGATGCGGTGGATGTCGCAGTGGGCCATGGCGTTACGTAAACCTTCCGACATCGGCGGCGACGATACCGGTTATGATCTGCCCGGTTTGAACCAGCTCGTTGACGTGGTGGCCTATCACGGGAGCGTTCCCGAAGGTCAACTGTTCGCCGCCGACCTTGGCGGCGTGGGCGGGCGTGCGAGGGTTCGTAAGGAAACCTTGCAGGATAGGGTGAACCGTTGCGTCGAACTCGTCAACAGTGAACCGGATGAGCAGTGGATCATCTGGGCTGGGTTGAACGATGAGGCGGACATGCTGAACCGTCTCATACCGGGCAGTGTGAACGTCAAGGGTTCCATGTCGCCCGAGGATAAGGCTTCCGCGTTCCTTGACTTTGCGGACAACGGGATTCCCGTACTGATAACCAAGGGGTCGATGGCGTCGTTCGGTTTGAACTGGCAGAACTGCGCACAAATGATCTTCTGTGGCATCAACGATTCGTGGGAATCCTACTATCAGTCGATTCGCAGATGCTACCGGTTCGGCCAGAAGCGTGTCGTTAACATGCATGTGGTGGTTTCCGACTTGGAACGTGAGATAGCGGAGAACATCACCCGCAAGGAACAACAGGCGACGCATTTGAGCGACGAACTGGTGAAGACGATGAATGAGAGCAACACGTATGGGAGGGCCGAATGATGGCGGATGACATGTATATCACCGACGAAGCCGAAGGCAAGGATTGGACGCTTTGGCTTGGCGACTCGTGCGTACGCATGGGCGAACTGGATGATAATAGCGTGGATTTGAGCGTGTCCAGCCCGCCGTTCTCAAGCCTGTACGTGTATTCGGATTCCATCAGGGACTTGGGCAACAATCCGACCCGTAAAGATTTCATTGAAAACTACGGGTATGTGATTCTGGAACTGTTGCGTATCACGAAGCCGGGCCGACTCGCCTGTGTGCATGTGCAACAGGTGGCCACGACGAAAACCGCCGATGGGGTGGTTGGCTTGACCGACTTTCGCGGCGATGTCATCAAAGCGTACGTGGATAACGGCTGGATTTTCCACGGTGAGGTCACAGTCAACAAGAATCCTCAGGCTCAGGCGATTCGTACGAAAGCCCAAGCGCTCATGTTCGTCACGAAGAACAAGGATTCCAGCATGAGCCGTCCCGCATTGGCCGACTATCTGCTTCTGTTCCGCAAGCCAGGAGACAATGCCGTCCCGATCAAGAACGACGTTTCCAACGAGGAATGGATCAAATGGGCGGAACCTGTCTGGTGGGACATTCGGGAAACGGACACGTTGAACGAACGTCTGGGCCGTGAGGATACGGACGAACGCCACATCTGCCCACTTCAGCTATCGTTCATCGAACGGTGCATCCGCTTGTGGAGCAACAAGGGCGAACTCGTGTTCGACCCGTTCGGCGGCATCGGTTCGACCGTGTACGAGGCCATCAAGCTCGGACGCAGAGGGTTGAGCATCGAATTGAAACCATCCTATTGGAAGGCTTCTGTCGAACTGATGCGGAACCTCGAGGACGAGTTGAACAAGCCGACATTGTTCGAGTGAAGGGCGCGTGATGGGTGAACGTAATCGTGCCACGGCGAAGAAGAACGGTACCGCGATGGAAACCGCAGTGCAGGATTATCTCGCTTGGGCGTTGAACGACAGGCGCATCATGCGCACCCGCACTCATGGCAGTAAAGACATCGGCGACATCGGCAACGTGTTCTTCCACGGCGAGCCGGTAACGATCGAAGTCAAGTGGACTAAGACCATGAACGCTCCCGAACACATGCGCGAAGCGGTCAAGGAAGCCGGTAACGCCGACTCTCCCTACCCGTGGGTGGTGCAGAAGAAAAACGGCGTCGGATTGGCAAGCCTTCACAAGCTGGGCCAACAGCACGCGTACACGACCCAACCCGTACTTGAAGACATGCTGGGCAAATGTCCCGCCGCACTGTCGGCAAGAATCCACGCGGAACCATTAGGCCGGAAGAAACAGTTTCGACTCATCACCCTACAAGAGTTCGCACTGATATTGAACAGCGGACTCCCCTTAGGGCCGGAAGAGGTTTAACCATGCAATACAAGCAGTTCAGATACCGGAAACAGCCAGTCAGCCGCACCGCCGCACTCATGTTGCAAGCATTGGAATACTCCATACCGAAACCGGAAGTCCAATCGAACTACGGTCAGGCGAGAATCATCCGCACGCTCGTCGATCGCGGATGGGTGGGACGTGACGGCAGGACGATAACCGATGAAGGCAAACGATGCTGGAGGTACATTCTCGAACGGTTCGAGCGGGACGACAACGAAAAACCCCGCCCCCGCAGAAGACGAACCCCGAGGGACACCGACGAAATGCTGAAAGACATGCGAAAACGCCAATACCATTATTCGCCGCCGAAACTCAGACAGGTCTGGCCGGAGGTGCGGTGTGAATGATGCCGTGACGACGATCGTTCTCGTCATCGCATGCGTTCTGATCGCATGGCTGGGAGATGGCGATGGCTAAACAAGGCTACGTGCAACTGCTCAACGACTTCTGGATAAATGAGAAAGTCCAGGAATTGCGGGCCACATGCCCTTCGGCGGTGGGATTATATGCGATGCTTCTCGCATTCTGTTCCGACAATCTCACCGACGGGCATGTTACCGAACGGCAGTTGCTGTACGTGGTCAAGGCGACGGATGAGGAAATCGACGCGCTCTGCGAAATGGGCATGGTCGAACCGGACGGAGACAAAGGGTTTCTCATACACGACTATCTGAAACACAACAGGTCGAAGGATCAGGTGTTGAACGCACGAGAACACAATGTGGAACGGGTGAGACGATACCGCAGTAGGAGAAACCTTTTGTCCGTATCGGACTGGATGGGCGGGAATCCTTCATGTCTGGATGCGGTTCGGGACGATTATCCGAATCTGGATCTGATGGACGCCTTGGCTTCTTTCAAACGCAAATGGGACGGGAGCGACCCCAGATCGGCGGATGGTTGGCGGCAACTGTTCGAAGGCTGGTGCCAGCGTCGCGCCGTAATGGGTGGCATTCCGTCGAGGAAACCCCACCGGCATACGTGGGCTTGCGAGCATACGGTACGCCGGTTGGGTTTGGGTTCGAGCGATCAGATAACCGACGTCGATGCGGCTATGAGAATCGCGGACGAGTTGAATAAGGAGATTGAATGAGTCGGAGGAAGACGGATAATCCGTCGAAGAAGACTTGCGACATGGTGGATAGTCGTGACGGCTACCGGTGCGTCCGATGCGGGAGAAGCCTGTATGCGGTGTCCGGTTCCCGCCATCATAGGATGCTTCGCAAACAGGCTCCGAAATCCATCAAACACAATGTGGAGAATCTGATTCTACTTTGCGGAAGCGGCGATACGGGATGCCACGGCTACGTGCATGCGAATCCGGCTGAATCCTATGGGAAGGGCTGGATGGTGAAAAGCTATGAGATTCCCGCCAGCAAACCGTTGCTCACATTCCACGGGTGGGTGCTGTTGCATCATGACGGCACCATGGCCCCTTACCGGATGGAGAAGTCATGAAAGCCACTTCGGGGAACATGTCGGTCATGCCGATGGGCGCCACGGAAGACAGGCTCTACAGGGTCAGCCGTTCGAACGGAGTCACGGTCATGTATTTGAGCGAACGCGAAATGCGAGACATGTGCAAATGCTTGCAACAACTTGGATTAGTGAAAGTCGAGGAACAATGAGCACACCATCCTACTATCAGAACGATGCCCCGTTCGAAGCGTGGGATCTGAGCAGCCTATACACGTCTGATTGGGGGCAGGTCGTCCAATACGTGTTCCGATGGCAGGGCAAGAACGGGTTGCAGGACTTGCAGAAGGCCGTGGACTTCGCCCGTCATGCCATTGCGAACGATGACCGGCCCATCCCGTGGAAGCATGCGCCGCATGCGGGCAAACTGCTCAGACAATTGCAGTCGATCGGCTGGGCCGACGCGACACACGTGTGGAAGGCATTACGTCGTAGGGACGGGGATGCCACGTTGGACGCGATCAAAACCCTCATCAAGGAGCATAAATGACCAGTAGAATCGTCTGCCCGTTCTGCGATGAACCGGCAGTAATCAAGAAAAGTTCAAACACCAAATACGATTCCCCGACTTACACGACCATAACCATCTACGCCTACGCGTGTCCGAAAGGCCACTTGCAAAGCGCATGGTATCTGAATGCCGAAGCCGCATTCAAGGCATGGGTGCGCCTAGTGAAAATGACCGAACAGGAGGACAAGTCATGACCACGATTGACGAGGATAGGCAGCTGCTCAGGGATTTCAAACGCCTACGCAGACGTCTCCGCAAGGGTAATAAGCTTACGACATTCATCCGCACGCGGGACTGGCTTTATTTCAATAAAGATCAGAAACGCATCTACTTCGATATCGGCAACGACTTGAACTGTGCGCAAGGCCATGTGGACGGCATCATTATCGAACTTAAGAAGACCATACGAGACAAGGAGAAAGAGCATGAGTGAGAAGGAACGGTTGGAAGCCGCAGCCGAACGCTACGAAGCGTTGAAGCATGTATTGCGCGACCCCTTACACACGAGGAATCTCGGCAGGGAAGACACCCTACGCGAACTCATCGACTGGGTAAACGCCGAAATCGAAGCAAAAGCGAATGAACCTATCGGATTCCGTGACTACGAATACATCAACGGTCTCAGTGACGCATACCAACTCGTACTCGACCATTGCGAAAACCTACTCAACAAGGAGACTAATCATGGCAACGAACGTGAGTGAGAAGGATAAGACCCTACGTGAACTCATCGACTACTGCAAGGCGAAGAGCAAAGAAGAACAGGATTACGCCCGCGGAGCGTTCGACAACATTGTCAGAAGCTGGGCTATGGCTAAGCGCGGCGCATACGACCGCATTGCAGAGCATTGCGAAAACCTACTCGACAAGGAGGACACTAATGGCGACGAACGTTAGCGAGAAGGATAAGATCCTCAACGAACTCATCGACTGGCTTAATGAGGAATGGAATAAAGCCAATCACGAGTCAGATAATCCCGACAAGGAGCTGTTGGAAAAGTACAACTTCTACGACGGTATGACCAGCGCTTATGAGTTTGTCATCGGCAAGTGCCGGTCGATGCTCGGATATAGCGGTTCGATGCCTTCCGAGGTGCCGAATCAAAGCGAGGAATGATGTCAAAAGATAGCGACGAAGCCCTGTACGAGTTTGCCCACTGGCTTAGCGAGAAGGGGCGTGAGGCTCGTGAGGAACTGGTGTACAAGCAGTACACGCCATGGATTGATGACGTTGCTCTTGGCCGTCTCGAAGCATACGACGAGGCATACAAGCATTGCAGGGAGATGCTCAGCAATGCCGACTCGATATTCTCACCGAAATTCGACAAGAAAAACAACCAAAGCGAGGACGCGAAATGAGCGACTACCGCGATGGATACGTGCAGGCCCTATGCGAAATAGGCGCAATCGCCTCTGAAAGAGCGGCAAAGGCCAGATACCGAGAGGGACTGGCGTACGAGGCCGGGAAATACGAGGTGGAGTCATATTGGCATGCGGTGGCCATCACCGCCGAAATGTTCCACGACTACTGCCAAGCACACATAGGCAAGAAGGACGCAAAATGATCTACCTTATCGTAGCTAATCAAATCATGGAAGTGCTCACCGACATGGACGAAGCACTCGAACAAGCCCGCCACTATGCGCCGAAAGTCGGCGACATCACAGTCGCGGACATGGCGACCGGCAGAAAACTGATAGTCACAGCCGACGGCAAAGTCACCGACATGGATGTGAACATGCGGGCGGTGAACAGGTGAACGACGAGCATGCGCTTGATCTGCCGCAAATGGCCTTGAATTCCTTAGGAGACATCGCACTAGGCAGTGATTCCCCAGCTGACGCATACATTCTCGGCTGGATGGACGGATGGCACAAAGCACAAGAATACACAGACAAGAAGGATACGGAATGAGCAGTCAACACAAGGTTTGCCCGCTGTTTTGGGCTGATCGCGGCAACAGCCGTCACTTGTCCAATATGGAGGCGCTCGAAGAGCTACTGAACGATGGTTGGAAGATTTCACGGGTGGATACCATCCCGCCAACGGAACTTCCCACTAACGCAGTCAGCGCCACGAACGTCTACATTCTCGAGAAAAGCGAGGATGCGAAATGAGTAGCAAGCGAGACATTCCCGTCGCCCTTGCTGTCGCGGCTCCGCTAATCGCCGTCGTGATACTCATTATCGCCATCATTTTCGGCATGTACGTGTCGGAGCACACTCGAACCGTCATCCTGCATTCCGATACCGGCGACTACGCATGCACGGTAACGCCATTATCCCACAATCCAACCAACTGCAAGCCAATCACAGAATAGGAGCCAATCATGGAACACATCGTGCAGTTCGCCATCAACATTGACGACAAGACCATCCAGAAACGTCTCGAAGACAATGGTTACAACGACGTAGTGAAACGCATCTACAAGGAAGCATTGGACAATCTCGAGTTCCCACGCAAATACGGAAACCGCATCAACTGGGATAGTTTCGTTTCCGATCGTATCTCCCGGTTCTTCGAAGACCACAAGGCCGAGATCATTGACGCGGCAGCGGAAAAGCTAACCAAGTCGATCAGGAACAGCAAGGCATTCAAGGAACGCAAACAGGAAGTCATGGAGGATACGGAATGACCTACGAAGGAGCAATAGCAATCGTCATTCTGGTGTACGTCATCCTGCTCTTTATCGCATGGTGGGGTGGAGGACGATGACCTACCAGCTTCTCAGCGAGGAAGGCGGCAGTTGCGGCACATACCCCACCTACCGTGCCGCCGTCCAACACGCACTATACGGAGCAAACCAATTCCACAACGCATACACCATCTACGACCTCGACGACGAGGAAGAAATCATCACGATAGGAGGCACACATGAGTGACGAGGAATTGCAAACCATCTGGCGGCAAAGCATCGACCATTACGGCAAACAGTTGCAGTCAATCGTCTGCATGGAAGAATGCGCCGAACTCATACAAGCAATCATCAAGAAACTCCGCAAAGATACGTCATCCAATGACGTCTTGTCCGAAGAAATGGCCGACGTGATCGTCTGCCTACACCAGCTGAAGATGATGTACGGCATCACCGACAAGGCTATCAGCGACTGGGTGGAAGCCAAAACCCTACGACTGGCAAAACGAATGGAGGAAGAGTCATGACCAAAGCGAAATACTCGTTTACCGTCACTGCAATCCTTGACGCGGCGAACACCATCGAAGCCGCCGATAAGCTACGCGCCCTGTTGGAAGCCAACGGTTTCGAGCAGACGTCATGTGAATGCGGTGGGGTGATGCTCGGCCCGAAAACCGTACGCGTCATCACCGAATGCTCCTGTTGCGGAGACCCGGACTGCGACTGCCCCTGCTGCGAGGAAGACGACGACACCCACCACGTGTTCACGCTCCGATGCAACGCGCATGACTGCTATAACACGATCGACGTCGGCGAAGACGATTGGGGCTACTATCCCGAACGCAAGGAAGACGCCATCCGATACGCCGTCGAATGCGAAGGTTGGACGGAAGGCAAGCATGGCATCCAAGTCGGACACCTTTACTGTCCTGAACATGCCAAGGACGTTTGGGAGGAATCATGACCTACGGCACCGAAACCAAGTGGCATGCCACCGAAACCAATTGGGACAGCCGATACCCCGTAACCTACACGGTGGAAGAACACTGCGAACACGCCATACCGTCAGACCCATTTGCCACGGTCTACCATTGCCGGCGTTGCGGCGAATGGAGGGTACACAACTACCTCGGAGACTGGGCGAAACACTGCGAACTGTACGTGAAAATCTTCCACTACAAGGAATGGGACGCCATCTCTCACCATGAGTTTCGCCAACACCTATCAAAGGAGCGTAGATCATGACCAGCGTTCACGAATCATTGACCGACTGGGAAACCCTGCCCGCCAAGGAACTGGCCAACCATAGGGCCATCGCCGTCACCGTCAACGATACGGTCATCGACGGACGGCTGATCTACCACGACCGGAAAACCTCACATAGCCGCTTCGAAACCCTGAACTTCGACGCGATATCCCGCCCCGTGATCGTCAGCATCAACGAGACCGGCAACCTCCTCGCCAAAGAGCTATTTAAGGCAATCAACATCCTCAAGGAGACAAAATGAGCGACAAGCAGATAGGAACCTACCCACTCAACATCAAAATCGTCAGCGGCAGCTACGAAATCGCCAACATCGACATCAATGTACCCATCCACGTTGACCCGAACGAACGGGTCGAATACCAGTACAACGGCGGTGTAAGCGTACATGCGAAAGTACCGGACGAGTTCAAGGACAAAATGCGCAAGGTACTCGTCGATGCCGTCATGTCACTGGAAGAATCACTCAAGGAGAACTGAAATGAATATCAGGGATACAACATATCGCGGCATTTATTGTGTCAGCCTCAACCTAAACGAACTAAGCGATAGGGGGATTAATGCTGACAAAATCTGCATCACTGACGGTAATAGCATAATCTTGCACGCCAGCAGAGGGATTCTGGTCGCCATGCGTGACAGGCTCAACGAGCTCTTCCCACCGGAGCCGGACGAACCCGAATCAGGTTTGCCGGAGGAACCGAAGGAACCGGGCTACTACGCCACCCAACAGAACCTGTTGCTTGCGAAGGATGCGGACGGGGAGTGGAGCACATTCGGCGAATTCTCCCAGTGGGAGAATGACGAACGCTATACGGATGACTGGCACGTCGTGTACAAGACCCTAGGCGCTGAAGCATTCCCGCTCACCAAACTCAACACCAAAAAGGAGCACTGACATGCAGTTCGATTACAGTCTGATCGACGAACAACTGGTCATCACCGACCCGAAAGACTTCCACTACAATTGCGACGAGCATCCCGTCAACGGTAACAAACTCGTCATCGACATGCCAACGGACGAGGTCAAAGCCCTCCGTGACTATCTCGATACGGAACTGGAACGGTATCAGGCGACACGACGCAGACCGGAAGAACCGGAACCCATCGAGGACGGCTTCTACGTCACGCAGGACGGAATCCTGATACAACGCGACGGGGAGCATCAAACGTACTTGTACGCCGTATACGCCAGTCCTGCGGCATATTACAGCGACTGGCGTATCCTCGTCGCAGACCTCGGTACGTCCGCATTCCCCCTCACCCGCGTCACGGTGGACGACTTCAGAAAGCTGGTGAGGAAATGAGCTTCGACACGCATGTGTTCGTCCGTCCGAAATGCGACTACCCCGGATGCCGGGCTCGGTGGGATGGCGTCGAATACGACTGGATTTACGACGAATTCGACGCGACGGAAGAAGTCGAGGAAAGCGAGGATTGGATTTGCCTGTACGACGATGATGAGCGTCCACGTTTCTTCTGCCCGCAGCATACGGGCGGAAGCTATTTCGGCGAAGACGACCCGGAATGCCATCCATCCAACGCGGAACTGCTCGACTACTATCGTGACGTTTCCACCTCGCAACCCCTGCCCGCACCCGAATGCGAGGATACGATACTCGCCGTCCTGAAAGGAGAAACACAATGAGCGGACGCAAGGAAATAATCGCAACACACCGCGCGGACGTCCACAACGACCCACAGTACATCCAATGCCAAGGATGTGACAAGGCATGGAACGGCCCGAACGCGTGGGCGAACTTCGGACGACACATCGATGAGCTTCTCACACAACAGCCAAAGAATCCGAAAGAAGCCATCCTCAACGTGCTCGCAGACCATCTAGGCGACCCAGACGAACACAGCGGATGGGACTGGTGCTTGGACGTCCTCCTCAACGATCAGGGGCGCATCGTATGCGGCTGCGGATGGAAGGCGGACAATGTGGACGACATCGACGAATGGCGAAACCACATGGCCGACGCCATCCTCGACGAACTCGAAAAAGTACCGGAAGGAGAAACGGAATGAGCGAGGACAAGAAGGCCATGCGACGACTCCGTATCCTCAAGTGGGTGCTCGTCACAATCCTTATGCTCTGCCTGGCCGACATCGGATGTTACGCCGTCCTCGGCATGGTAGGCAAGTTCAAAGCTGACTGGCTCAGCGCCATCATGGATGTGGCATACCTCCTGATGTGGCCGACCATCATGCGATTCACATGGCGGATAGACAAGGATGGGGAATGAGCTGGAATCCATACGATTGGAGTATCACATGCGACCATTGCGGCAACATGGTATCCGGCACATGCGTCAACTGCCCCCACTGCGGGAAAACATATGGTCTCAACGCATGCCCGACCTACCAGACAAGGACGCCCTATGCCATCACGGCAAACCAAAAACCATATCCGTCAAATGAGGTGACTGATTAGAATTGCACCCCTCACGCATCAAGGTTGCGTGAGGGGTGCAATCATGCTAGCATGAAAGACTGTCCGGCTAATAGTGCCTGAGATTCAATCTCACCGGTATGGAATACACATACCCGAAAGGCGCTAGATTGACAGCCATCTGCAAGAACTGCTGCAATGATCGAAACGATGAAGACCAGCTGTGCGAAAACTGCATGAACCAGCTGAAATCCGACTTGGAATGGATGACACAGAATCTTCCAATGCTGGAAGAATACAAAATCAACAAGATCAACAAGAACCGGGATAACAGCAACGGTGGCGGTGGCGGGTATACTGCTTCCGCACCATTACGCGAAGCCATCTACTCGCTGCTCTACCAGCATGATGATGAAGGCAATTCCGGCATTCGTATCACGTTGACGGGATTCTGCCAATGCTTGGGTACCCAGTTCATGTCACGCACCCCTTGCGGCGAACTGGCCTATCGCATCCTACATACAGTGGACGATGACGGCAGGTGGGCGTACAAGCATTCCACGGCCACGCCACCATACGCGCATGACATTCGCCGTCTGGTCAAAAAAGCACGCTACATGCTGGAAGACGGGGACAGGCCGCGTATCATCCTCGGCGCATGCCCCAATGTGGAGTGCGGCATGCAACTGTCGGCCCCTGAGGGTGTGGAACAGGTGAAATGCCGCAAATGCCATAACGTGTGGACTGTCGCCACGCTCAAAAACATGCGCAAGGCACGTCTCATGCAGTCCGACATTACCGGCACGCAAGCAGAAATCAGGAATCTGCTCGTCTCATGCGGATACGCCGTCAACAAAAACACGATGAAAAGCTGGGTGCACAGGGGCCAGTTGACGCAAGTGGGGGAAAACCAGCTCAGCAAGCCGGTCTACAGGCTGGCGGACGCATACAAGCTCGTGTTGGAAACGGAAGACAAAGGCAAGACCATCACGAACATCTGGGACTTGGTGGGAATCGCACGATGATAAACCTACAGTCGGTCAAACGTCCGCGCGTACGCTTGGATGAAGACTTTCAAAAACTTCCCGCCCGATATGCTGTTGGCGAGATTCCTGAAATGGACACCATATCAGGCTTGGCGGATCGAGCGTTGGATGACGCTAGACAAGCGTCGGAACGCGCAAGTATGACGTTCTCATACGTGTTGCAGAATACGCCGACGCTACTATTGTTCGGCAAATACCGGTTCCCAAGCTACGACCAGATATGGTATCCCCGCCATCATGCGCTCAAGATGCCTGTCGTGCCGCATGTAGGGGATTACCTCATTATCAAATGGCGGCCAACAGGCGAACTGGAAAGCGTCAGACTTGACGGCTTCTACAAGCATCTACTGTTCGACGGTGACAAGCTCAAAAGCAAAGACCATTACGTGTTGGCCATCATACGTCCACCATACTGTCAACGGAAGGAGAGCCAGTGACCACCATCACCATCACCAAAAACGACGGGTCTACGGAAACACTACGCGCCTACGGCGTGAAGCATAATGCGGAACCGATCAAACAATGGTGCATTCCTGGAACGTTCCATGATCTCAAGCAGAGAAAATATCATACGCTCACATTCATCACAGAGGAGGAATAATGGGCAAGATAACATCCAAGGGACGTAAGCGCATGAAGTCGTCAACGTTCGCACTGCCTAAAGAGCGCAAGTATCCGATACCCGATGCTGCGCATGCACGAAATGCCTTATCCCGCGTTTCACAACATGGTTCGCCGTCTGAAGTGAAGCGTGTCAAGGCGGCAGTGCATAAGAAATTCCCATCCATCAAAATCAGCTGAAACGGAGACCTGTTTGAACATTCCAATCACAGGAGACGAACGTAATATCACCTACGCGCATGAGGGTGATGCCGGGGCGGATTTGCGAAGCGTCGAAGACACGATCATCACGCCCAACAGCCGTATTCTCGTGCATACCGGATTGCATATGGCCATCCCATCCGGATATGTCGGCATGGTGTGTCCACGTTCTGGATTCGCGTTGAAACAGGGCGTTACCGTGCTTAACGCGCCCGGCATCGTGGATTCCGGCTATCGGGGTGAGGTTGGCGTAATCCTATTGAACACGTCCGAACAGACGGTGACGGTACATAAGGGTGATCGTATCGCGCAAATGGTGTTCGTCCCATATGTGCACATGGCGTTCGAGCATGTGGAAAGTCTGCCTGAAACCGATAGGGGCGAGGGTGGTTTCGGAAGCACGGGAAAGGAATAGGGGAGTGTTCGGGAAAACGAATAAGAGCATGCCGGTAGTAGCTGAAAACGATGATGTGATGCGTGTTGTATCGTATGATGACCTTCTGGCCGGGGATGTCTTCGTCGGTAAGAATGGCGAGGAATACGAAGTGGATGTGATTCGCAACGAGCAGCACACTGTCGGAAGTCCGACAATACGGCACGCGTGGACGTATAACGCGAACTTCGGCGGTAGGGTCATGTTGGACAAGTATCAGTTCGACTATGGCAAAAGGTACGTGGGCGAACCGAAAACGTTCGGCACATACCGGATCACCACCAGAAACGGAGAAGAGTATACGATTCTCTGCTATCCTAGCGGCAGTGGCGTGGGACGCTTCTATGCGTTCTTGTGCGAGAATGGGATGATATCGGCGCCATCGTCGAATGATGCCGTGACTTATCGCATTGCGTGGGATGCCGTGAAAAAGTACGTCGATTCCGGCATTGTCCGCATAGTCCGATTTGAAACAACACGCCGAGATTAGGCGTTCCACGATGATGGTGTATGCCAGTCAATACCTTGGTAGGCGTTGAACCCGCTGAGGAATGCTCCCCACGCGAGTGGGGATGATCCCATGAAAAAGTTGGGATGCGTAGTGTTCCCCACACTGGTGGGGTTTTGTGAGGGTGGCTTAAAAACCACCCTCACTTATTTTTCACACAAACACACACGAGCATGAAACCACAATCGGACTCACGGAAAAACTTTCAGAAATACGTAAGGCCCTCTCACTGTCTGCGAGAGAGCCTTACCGCACTGCCTTTACGGGCAATGGCATTAGTGTGATGTCAGATAATAACACCCGCACATCAAACACCTTTTCAAAAAAAGAAGATTGGTGACACGACTCATGGTGCCCAAAGAAAGGCCGAGAAAAGGTATTCTCGGCAAAAACATTAAAACCAAGGGTAGCATACGACACGCTACCCTTGGCGCGAATATCAGTATGCGTCGGTGCATTCAGGGTCGAAATAGAGACTGTCACCACGCTTGTAGTGCACGGCCTTGATGGTGGCCGGATCATTCAATGTGATGAAATATTCCACCAGTTTGACATGAGACATCTTATCGACGGCTTTATGCACTTCATCATAGAACTTGTCCCAAGCCGTCTGGCTGTCCACGTCATCATCAATCATGCGGGAATATTTTTCTTTCAATTCATCTGTCGGCAAGGTTGCGTGGGAGAAATTCGTATCATCCTGTGCACTCATCCAAGAATCGACGCACGCCCGTGCTAAATCATTGGCCGCGATCACGCGGAAATGGGAATCGGTATTTTCCCAATTGCTGGACTTGACGAACTCGACATATTCAAAGCACATGATAATCACTTTCCTTTTCTTATAAATTTTATAAAGTTTTATAAACCACTATAAAGTGGCATATGGGGGACGGGGGTTAATCCCAAAGGTTGAACACTACGACGCCATCCCAAGCGTAGACACCGTAGCGCCCATCAAGGTCGGCTTCGGCAGCCGGTCTCAGATCAGCGCAATCATAGTCATAAATCTGGAAACGTCCCTTGATTACGCCGATAAGGTCAAAAGCATTACTGTTGAATCCATCAAAGTGCTCCACGACGACAACCTGCGTCCCGCCATCGCCACGCCCGTTCGAGAAAAGCGTAGCGCTCGTACCAGCCAAATCGCCGATCATCACACTCCCAGCATCGGCATCAGTGATGATTTCCTTGACGATCCTCTTCGGATTGACAGGCGCGGGCCAGCGAAGCTCCTTACACATAAGCCCATACGCCTGAGAATCATGACGAAGCGTGGAATCATCTTCGACAAGCTGGAAAAACCGTTCAACGGTTCCAGCATCCTCCCAATGCTTCCTATACATGTCAGATTCGGCACTATGCCGCGGCCCATGGTTGGTCACGCACCGGTAAATAAACGCCCCACGTTCCTTGCCAAACTTCTTGATGAGCGCATTGCGCATGTTTTCGATCTTCATTGTATGTCCTTTCCATAAGTTTTATAAACCACTATAAAGGTCTATAGGATTGATGATTTCCACCTGTGAGCCTTCCAGCCCACAGGAATGAATAAGCCACGCTTCCGCTTCCGAATCATGCGCTTTATCGGTAAGGCAAAAATGAGCGATACGGTCTGCTGTTATCAACATCAAAATATATCGAGGATAACCGGCATAAGGGCGCACTGGAATGAACGGAAATCTTTGAATGGGGGAATATTGTAGCTGATACATGATTCCACCTCAGATAATTTCATCACGGAATGACAGGCATTCTTTCGGCAAGAGAGAGCCGGAAGTCACATTGCAGTACAGCCATCCTTCATAGCCATGCCGTGCGCACCTGTATCCCTTCAGCCAATCATGCAACCATCTGAGATGCAGACGGACGGTGGAAACAGGCTTCCAATATTCCTTGTTCGCAGTGCGGTCGAACCTGACGAACTCGTAGTACATCACTCACCACCTTCACGATCGGGGTTCAGGCTTCCTGCGATGGCGTCGAAAGTCAGCATGCGTGCGGTAGCATCGAACTGCCAGCCGTCCAAACCGCCTTCGGGGTAGACTTTGCGAGTCTCAGCCGCAAGGTTAGGCTGATCAGGGAATCGAGTCCAAATGTCGGAAGTCGCGTCTACGCTGTCGTCAACATGACTGGCAACATACTCACGCAAAGTGGAGTACACGTCTGGATAGCCGTTAGCGTGATCGATGATGGCTTTCTCACCACGTGCCACCATCTCGAAGTATTCTGACATGAGAAGTGCGATATATCGCACGTACTCTTCCGGAATGTCATTGACGTTAAGCATTTTGAAAATTCCTTTTTACGATTTTTAAGAGAGGTTTTCAGGTGAGCCGGTAGGATTGCTACCGGCTCTGGGAATGTCACCAAGTCTTGGCGAACTCTTCCATGTCATCAGCCAGGAAGATCTGCGACTGCACGGGGCAAGTGCCGTTGAAAGCGAAATGATACGACTCGTAGCAAGCCTTGCCGTCTTCGTCAACGGCCTGATCTTTGTCGATGGTCTGATTGTAGTCCGGCTCCCAGCCGGTGATGGTGACGTTATCCAAGTCCCACACGTCCTTCAGTTCGACGTGTCGGCGGGAGAACTTCATGATTTCCGTGAAGAGGTCACTGTCGATGTCATCGTAATCGTTGACGACCTGTTCACCCCAACCGCTGTTTTCGTAGCAGCGATCCACGAGAATGTTCGCCGCCATGTCGATGTCCCAGTCTTCGAGTGGCTGACCGGAGTAGGCGAGGTAGTCTTCGATGTACTTTTCGGCGGTTGCGTGGTTGATTTCGGTACGCATGATAATATTTCCTTTGCAAGCTGATTATGGGTAATGTTTGATTGGTTTGCTCAGCCGGTGGATATTGGCGTATCCACCGGCATTTAAGTTAGAAGAGAGAATCCATGCGGCGAGGGTCAGGAATGACCGCGCTCAAGTAGGCGGTAAGCAATGCCGGACGAGCCTTGATCTCTTTCAGGACGGCTTGAATGTTTTCATCAACCGTCGCATATCCAGCCGCTTCCAACGCGGCTTCACCCTTGCCACCAAGCCGCCTTGACGAGATTGTGGGCGGTGAGATAATCCGTGATGGACTGTTCCAGCATCTTATCGCGTTTCCTTTCGTGCGGTTCGTTGTTGATAGCTACTATACATGCCACCGCGCTATATGACAAATCATATAATCATGGAGAGTGCAAACCGTTGAAAACATTGACATTCATCGGCGTGTCGCGCACCACATAAATCCACAGTCCTAAGACATGCCGGCATGCCACGTCGCCACATGCCAAGACAGACAGACGGCACGGCTCACGACAGACCACAGAGAGGCCACAGAGAGACGGACAGACCACGACCGCGCCACGACCACAGACGACGGACATGCAGACGGACATGCCACATGCACGGCACGCCACGACCACATGCACGGACATGCTCACGTCACACAGAGAGAGCACAGGCACGAGAGGCACAGGCACATGCATATGACCGCACGCACGCGCGCGAATACCACACGACACGCCACACGTCAACACACACCCCCCATGGGAGAGGGTACCCCCGGATAAAAAACAGGGCCGCTAGGCCTCTAGTGCTGACGCTGAATGCCCCCCAGACCATTTTTGAACTACGCGTTACTCACGAAATCTTCACACGAATTGGGTGTGCAACCGTTGTTGCACCCGTTGGAGTGAGTAGAATACACCTTGGGTGATGTTGATGGCTGGGGCCTAGGCCGGTCGTATCAACACCTGTTCCAGTTCCCCCACGAGTGGGCTATATGCGCATTTGAGAATATTCTGGAGCTGGGATGGCGGTTCCACTGGATGTGGCGGTTGGATTGCTATGGCAGTGTTCGATTCCTGCGACCGCCCGCTTCTTCGGTTCGGCTTCGAGGTTTTCTTGGCTGGATCTTGGTGTTATGTGGATTCGTGTACATGTCATTGGTGCAATTGGTAGCATGGCGGTCTCCAAAACCGTCGATGCCGGTTCGAGTCCGGCATGATGTGCGATTGAGGGAGATGGTACCGCCCTCCAATACGCCGTTTGGTCAGTTTCTCGGGCGTAGGGTTTGTATTAAGCTGACAGCTGCCCCGTTGGGTGGACGTGCATGCTAGAACTGCACATTAGCTGATCTACACGTTGTAGAAACAGTCTCCGGAGTCGTCCTTCGTTGGGCGGCTCCTGCTTTTGGATGGTTGGCCGAGTGGTCGAAGGCATCTGCTCCGAAACCAGAAGGCCCGTGAGGGTCCGCAGGTTCGAATCCTGCACCATCCGCTTGTCTGGCTGACGTTAATCGCCATGTGTGTTCCTGTAGGGGTAGTCCAATCCCATCTCTTTTCTGTTGTGTATGTGATGGGATTGGATTGTCTCTTACATGAGGTCGTGGATTTTCTTCGTGTTGAGGGCTTCCATGAGTTTCAGGGCTGTGCCGACTGTCATATTGCTTACGGGGCGTTTGCCTGTCACGTATTCGGATATGGTTGGTTGCGGTATGCCTGATTTTTGGGCCAGTTGGGTTTGTGTGGTGTGTCGTTTTTCGATCATGCTTTTCAGGCTCATGGCTTGCTCCTTCGTTGTGGTAAGCTTTGATTCTATCATATTATTCTAATAATGCTTGTGTGGCGGAATGGTAGACGCGACGGTTTCAAAAACCGTTACCTTTCGGGGTGTGAGGGTTCGAATCCCTCGACAAGTACTAGGGGCGGTTGACCTGAGACAACCACTGTTGCTATAGATTCTCCCTGACTGGTTATGATGCTCGCTCAGCACCGGCCGCCCTGTTTTCTTGGAGGGATTGTATGCCGTGGTCTACCAGTAGACGTAAGGAACGGTTCAATCCTGATTGGCCCCGTACCCGTATGCGGATTCTGAAACGGGACAAGCATGTGTGCCAGTGGCCCGTAAAGGATGATTTCGGCAACGTGCGTATCTGCGGCAAGTATGGCAACGAGGTTGACCATAAGGTGCGCCATGACGGGTATGACGATGACAGTCCCGAGAACCTGTGGACGTTATGCCGTTGGCATCATCAGCGGAAGACCGAAAGCGAATCCGCCGACGTGCGTCGTGAGAACGGTAGGAAGCGGAAGGAGAATCAATGGTATTCTCACCCGGCTTTCAGGTGAATGATCTCATGTGCATGGTGGCGGGTTGTACGAATACGGTGTGTGCGAAGGGCTTGTGCCGTTCCCATTATGACCGTGATCGGCATTCTGGTTCGCCGTTGAAGCCGTTGCGTCAGCGTATGTGTCCTCAATGCCATGTGTGGTTCGACCCTAAGCGTTCCGATCAGCTGTTTTGTTCCGGGCGTTGCAGGGTGGCGTATAAGCGTGCGCGTGACCGTGACAGTTCGTTGCCGTTGAAACCTGTGACGACGATGTATGTGAAGCAGGTCGATAGGGATGATGTAGGCCCTGAACTGGTGGTCGAGGCGTTTACTGACTCTCAGGTGATTGATAAGTGTGGTGGCTTGTGTGCGATATGCCATGAGCCTGTCGTTTTGAGTTCCAGTGGGGATGATGGCCCCGCTTTCATGTGGAAGGTTCCTTTGGAGAAGTCGCTTCAGGCGACTTTGAAGAATCGTCTACTGGTTCACAAGCGCTGCGAGGGTGGAACGCCTTAGCAGTGGTGTTGTCCTGAAACGGGACGGATTGTGGAGTGGTTATGGCTGGCAATGGGCGTGGTGCGCAGAAGTCGAAGAATCCTATTCTCAAGGCTCCTGAGAGCCCTATGGGGTTGGAGTTTCCGGCTGTCCGCCCTGATGGGCAGGAGTGGTTGCCGAGGACTCGCGCATGGTATGAGTCGATTCGTATCAGCCCGTTGGCTCAGCGTATGGGCGTTGAAGCCGACTGGTATGCGGTTCAGGATCTGGCGTTGTTGAAGGATGATTTCTGGCGTCCGAAGACGAAGGGCCGTTGGATGTTGGCGAGTGAGATTCGTCAACGTGAGGGCACGTTGGGGATTACGCCCGAAGCTCGCGTCCGTTTGAAGTTCGACGCTCCACAGCCGGACGATATGAAGGCTTCCGCCTATCAGGGAGATACCGAGGGTTCCCGTAACGTCCAACGTAATAGGCAACGTGCCGCCGCGCTTGGCTTGAGAGTGGTCAGTGGCGGTGAGTAGTGCATACACGTATTCCTGAACTTAAGGGCGATGATCTCGCCCGTTCGATGGGAATGTTCGCTGTATGGTGGATTGAAACGTTTTTCCGTGTGGGCCGTGGCGGTGGCGTGGGCTTGCCGGAAGAGTTCGACATGGACGAATACCTGTTCATGCTTCACGCTTACGCGTTGACCGAATGGGGTACGCGCCGGTTCAACCGCGTGTTCTATTCCCGTGCGAAAGGCAAGAACAAGTCCGGCAAGGCCGCTGGCATATGCGCATTCGAGGGTTTGGCCCCATGCCGGTTCGACCATTGGGCCGAAGAGGGTGAGACCTACGAGTTCCTTGGCGAGGTTTACCCGTATAGTCCGGGCGAACCTGTGGGCCGTATGGTGCAGATGCCGCAGATTCTCTGCTTGGCTACCGCCGAAGGTCAGACGGGTAACATTTTCGACTCGATCTACTACAACTGTGACCAAGGCCCGTTAAGCCAGTTGAAGGGTGTCGGTCTTGATGTGGGCCGTACTCGTATCGGATTGCCTGAGGGTGGGGAGATTATTCCCACCACGAGCGGCGCCGCGTCGAAGGATGGCGGCTTGGAAACGTTCGCCGCCTGTGATGAAACCCACTTGTACAATACGAACAAGCTACGCAACATGTACAAGACCGTGCAACGTAACCTTGGCAAGCGTAAGGGTGACGCTGACCCGTGGATTCTGGAAACGTCCACCATGTACAAGCCGGGCGAAGAGTCCATTGCGGAAACCTCGTACAAGTATGCGTGGGATACCGCTTCGGGCAAGATCAAGCATCGTAGCGGCATTTACTTCGACCATGTGTATGCGAACATCGACTTGGATGATTTCGCGGACGAGAAGAAGGTTCTCCGCGCCTTGCAGGTGGCTTACGGCGCCAGTGCGAAAAGTTCGGACGGTAAGGATCATCTGATACTGCCCGATGGCCGTATGACCGTGTTGGACGATGATGGCGTTGACCCTGAGGGCCACACGTATTGGGATGGTGAGCTTGGCCCGTCTAAGGATGGGTGGATTGATTTGAACGGGCAGATGGATCAGATCTATCAGCCTGATTCCGATCCGGCTGACTCTATGCGCTACTTCTTCAACACGTTGTCGAGCGTGCATGATGCTTGGATTACCGAGTCCGACATTCAATCCCACTTGCTGTATCGAGATGAAATGCATACGGCGTTCAATTCGATCAGGTTGGATGGCGCTTGGCAACGGTTCGTCACGAAGAAGGAACCGATCACCTTGGGGTTCGACGGTTCCGTGTCGGATGATTCCACGGCTCTCGTGGGTTGCCGCGTGTCCGACGGCATGCTGTTCCTCATCAAATTGGAGTCTGCGCCGGATGGCCCCGAGAAGGCTACGTGGCGTGTGAACCGTGACGCGTTCGACGGCATGGCCCGTTGGATGATGGACAAGTATAACGTGGTCGGGTTCTTCGCCGATGTCGCTTATTTCGAGCAGATGATAGGCGGTTGGGAGAAGGATTTCGGCAAACAGTTGAAGGTTGGGCCGAGGGCGTCCGGTGACAAGATAAAGTTTTGGACGAACAATTGGTTTAAGGACATGCAGGTGGCGTTGGATAATGCGCATACCGCTTTCCGATACCCGTATACGGAGCCTGAGAGGAAAGGCAAGCCGGTCAAGGATGATATAGCCTTGCTTGCCGATCCGAGGCTGATAAACCATTTCCGTAACGCCCGCCGTCGTGAGACCCGTACGGGGTATGCGATTTATAAGGAGTCTCCGAACTCGCCGGACAAGATCGACGCTTGCATGGCCGGACTGTTGGCTTATACGGCGCGAAGCCGGTATTTGGAGTTGGCTGACGCGAAGCCGAAGTATGCTCCGCGCAGAATCTACTGAATGTTAGAGAGGTGTCATGGCTGAATTGCAGCTTATCATCGACGGTGCCACCAGTGAGGATGATGACGCTTATGTGATTACCTCTCTGGCTCAGGAGTGGGGTTCCCGTCTGCTTGAGATTGCCGAATTGAAACTGTTCAAGGATGGCAAGGAGATGGTGGATAAGAGCAGTGTCCCGCAGGGTGTTGACCCTAATTCGGCTCCCGTGTATAGGCTGATGCGTCAGTTGGGTGTGGTGAATCTGGCCCGGCGTATCAGTGAAAGCGTGACAGACCGTCAACAGCCCAATGGTTTCCGTAAGGTCGAGGATTCCTCGTTGAAGGATACCGACGCGGATAAGATGGCGAAACAGTGCGGCCTGTCGTTCATCCTACGCCGTCACCTATTGCCCGATAAGGGTGATTACGGGTGTTCGTTCGCCATTGTCGGCAAGGGTCGTGGCACCCATTACATCAAGGCGTTGAGCCCTTGGGAAGCGTGGATGTCCGACAATGACGATTCGGCCATCATCTACTCGTATGATGACAAGGAGGGTGTCGAAAAGCTCACCTTGTTCCGTATCGAACGTGATGATGACGGGTATGCGAAGCGAGTGTATTCTCGCGTGGCTTCACGAGAATCCGATAAGACGGTCATCAACCCGTCGAACGATACCGAACTGTCCGACTTCATCAACGATGGCAAAGTGTGGAGTCCTGGCACGAACTGGCAGTGGGATTCCAGCAAGGATGACGAGTATGATTACGCTCTCGCATGTAAATCGTTGCCTATCGTCCGGTTGAGCACTGTTGACGGTCAAGGCTTGTATGAGCCTTATCTGCCGATGTTGAAGCGTATCGACCGTGAAGTGTTCGACCGGTTGTGCATTACGATGATGCAGGCGTTCCGACAGCGTGCCATCAGGGGTGAGCTTCCCCAGACCTACACCGAAGAGGACATTGACGTTATCAACGGTCTTGCCGAAGCCGGAGACCCCATCGATTATTCGAAGCGTTTCGCAATGGGCCCCGCCGCCTTATGGCAATTGCCGGAGGGTATTGAAATATGGGAGTCGCAGACCACCGATACGAGTGGCTTGCAGAACATCATCGCTTCCGACGTGAAGCAGATCGCGGCAACGTCCGGCATTCCGCTGGACATTCTTTCGCCTGACGTTCAGGGTTCCGCCAATGGTGCGGAGTTGAAGCGTGAAACCTTGAAGTTCAAAGTGCAGACGATGAACGAACTGGACGCCGAAGCCATCGTGCGCATGATTCGCATGGCTATGGTGTTGGATGGTTCCAAGGCGGCTTCCGAAACCGAGTTCGAGATGGTGTGGAAGCCGATGGATACCACGTCTTCGTTGGAACAGGCTCAGGCTTGCCAACTGTTGTACCAGAGTGGCTTGATGGCGCGTCGTACCGTGTTGACGCATCGCATGGGCTTTACCGCTCAGGATGTGGCCGAGGATGATATGAACCGTCTCGCAGACCAGTTCAACACCACGTCACAATCCAGTAACGGTGGCGCGAAGATGGCCGCTGCGGTGGAACCGGCCACCGGATGGGATGAGGATACCAAATCCGCCGTCGATGGTCTTCCCACGGTTGAGGCGGAACTTGTTGACGATGAGGAATCCTGATGGCTGGGAAGAGTCTTAAAACGCTTTCCGTTTCCCTTGAACAGGCATGTAGCAGTCTGGTCAACGAGTATGTGAAACAGGCCCGCACCGTGTGGGGTGCGCTCACTCCGGCTGACTGGTGGAATGATGGCATGACGTATGCCGTCGCCGCACGTATGGCCTTGTTGGAGATGGCGATGATTCAGCAGGTGCGCCAGTTGGGTGTCGCCTATGCGGATGAGACGTTGAAACTTGTCGGCGTCAACCCGAAGGGCAATGTCCAGAATCTCGTTTTTCCTCGAGACAATACCGACCCGTGGCTTGTGGCACAACGTCCGGCTGACACGTATCGTGAATGGGCCGTCAAGAATCCGACGATACGTCCCAAGGATTGGCCCAGTAAGACCGATGAGACGTTCGAGGAAGTCAACAAGTGGCTGTCTCACGCGTTCGACCGGCTACAGGCCACGACGGAAGAGGATGCGGCGCGTGCGCAAACCAGCGCCACGTTGAGCAGGTATCGTCGTAGCAAGGTGTTGCAGTATCGCAGGGTGTTGCATCCCGAACTGTCCAAGACCGGCTCATGCGGTTTGTGCATCGTGGCGGCTGACCGATGGTATTCGACATCCAACCTTCTGCCGTTGCACGCCAACTGCCATTGCGGCGTCGCCCCAGCCGGCAGTGATTACGACCCCGGACTCCAATTGAATCAGGCCGATCTGAAACGATTGTACTCCGAGGCTGGCGGCACTACCGCCGCCGCATTGAAGCAGGTGAAGGTGCAGACCATCACCCACGGCGAACTTGGCCCGGTCCTCCTAGCCGAGGATGCCAAGGATACGCCGAATCCCGTTCCGTCGAAGGATTCCGACGCATGGCATACGCCAGACCGTCAGACCACGTTGGAACAATGTGAGCGTATGGAGAATCGGGCGATCGAATTCAACAGACGCTACAAGGAAGTTCAGAAGTCCGGCAAGCCGGTTCAATTCCGGTATGGGGGGCGAAAGTTCACGTTCAAACCCACCGACAATCTGAAACAGGCAATGGCATGGCAATCTACCATGCTCAACCAGATGCGTGCCATGTTAGGCAAGGCCGCATGATCTATCGAAAGGATTCAAGCCGAATGGCTGACAAAATCACTACTGCCGCTGAAACGGCGGCATCGCAGAAAGCGCCTGAAACGGGTGCGAACGAACAGCCGAAGGACACTGCCCCCTCCACTGGCGCACAGGCATCTGAAGGCAAGTCCAAGACCGGTGATGACCTTGCCGAAAAGTTGGGCATGTGGAAGCATCAGGCTCGTGAGAACGAGCAGAAGATGTATGAGAACCGTGACCGCGCCAACGCCGCCGAAGTGAAACTAGCCGACACCGAAGGTCAGCTGGCGCAAGCTCAGGCGCAGATCGCGCGATTGACCGCGCAGAGGAATCATCCTGAAATATCGGATGAGGCTTTCGATACTTTATGCAAGGAGACTGACCCCGAGGAAATTTCCAAGTGGGCTGACTCGTTTGCGAAATTCATGCCCGGCAAGCCCGAAACAGGTGAGTCCGGTAAATCCGAGCCTGACGCTTTCCCGCGCAACACGGGCAAACAGGCCATGCAGACAGCTCTCTCCAATTCCGCGCCGCATGTGCATAAGCCCGCTCAGGGCGATGCCAAAAGCGGTTACGAATACGGTCTGAAGCATTCAATAATTAATTCCAAGAAGGAGTAAACCTATGGCTAACGCTATGGTTCGTACCGAGAACCTTACCGCGCCTCAGGACAAGCAGAAGTGGCTGCTTAATCGTATTACAGACGGTGCGAAGAAGGTCACTCTCGACTTGTCCACGTTCATCGGCGATTCCGGCAAGGAGGCAAAGTATTTCGCTTCCATCGACGATGAGAATACCGTGGCATACCTGTATTCTGGCATTCCGCTGGCCCGTATAGGCTCCACCAACAATTTCGGCCCGTATGATCCGACTGCATCCGATGGCCGTCAGACCAAGGTGGCCGGATTCCTGGAGTCTCAGGTCAAGGTCGAGTTCACCCGCAAGGGCTTGAAGGAACGGTATGTCGATTCCGCCTTGCGATACATGGCCGTGATCGATAAGAGCGAACTGCCCGTGACCATCGACAATGCGAAGGTTGACGGCCTGATTCTGTCCTATGACGCCGGTTCCGGCTCCGATGTCGAACTGTTGTCCACCGTCACCGCCTCCGGCTCCTACACTCTTCCGGCCGCATCCACCACCGCGTTGGGTGGCGTGAAGAAGGTCAACACTCCTAGCGAGGATTCCGTGGACGCAGTGAAGAACGCGTTGAAGCTCGCCGGTGTCTTCGCGTGATGACATTCATCCTGAAACATTCATGAACCCGCCCACAGTGGCGGGTTTTCTCATATAGGAAGGCTTTTATATGGCTCTGGTAAACAAGGATTTCATTACCCCTGCCGAAGCGTCCGGCATTGTGCTCGGCGCTTATCAGGGTGCCACTTCCGCATTGCCGTTCGGTCAGATCCTTACGGATATGAACAATCCGACCGGCATTAACGTCAGCTGGGTTCCGAACCAGCCGCGTTTCGAGGTGGATACGATGGAGTATTCGTCCTATGATGCTGAAGCACCGTATGACGAGACCCATGCCGGCGGCAAGAAGAAGTATACGGAGATGCTTCCGTTGCGTAAACGTCATCGCGTATCCGAAGAGGACATCGTCAAGGGCGTCGCCTCTCCGAGCTTCACCGTCGATCCGGCTGTGAACGGCGTGATCGCCACTCCGACCGCCGCCGACAATCTGCGTGAGGCGTTCGTCCGTCTCGGCAAGGAACTGGCGTTCACTCTGGAAATGTATCGTGTGGAAGCCGCTGTTAACGCGAAGATTTCCCCGAAGTCCGGTTCCGCTTTCGATAACGAGTGGGATTACGCCCGCGACTCCACTCTGACCGTGGCTAAGACCACCGGCCAGACTTGGGCCGATGGTGGTGACCCGGTTCAGGATTTGCGTGATTGGGCTGACGCCATCGATGCCGTCGAAGGTGACATGCCGACTATCATGCTCACCACCAAGAAGGTGTGGCGTGCGTTGGCGAAGAACGCGGCCATGATCAAATACTATTATCCGACTACGGCCAAGGCTTCTCTGCCTAACCTGTTGAAGGATGATGAGTTGAAGTATGTGCTCATTCAGATGACCGACATTCGTGAAGTGGTCATCGTGGATGACATTTACAAGGATTACGCCCGCCAGATGGGTATTGAACTGCCCGGCAAGGTCAAGTCGTTCTTCCCGGAGAACACCGTTCTCCTGATTCCTGCTTTGGGTGACACTTCGATGGGTTACACTGCTTTTGGCCCGACCGCTCAGGCGAAGGAGAAGGCCGTGTATGGCATCACTCGTGAATATGATGCCGGCCCGGTTGGTGTCGTGTTGGATTCCACTGGCGCGAATCCGGGCTATGAGGCGCTTGTGAACGCTTCTGCCCTGCCGGTGCTGGTCAAGTCCAACAGCACGCTTAAGGCCACTGTGCTTCTCTGATGGTCAGGAGTCCCCGTGAGTACCGCAATCATTGACGATATTGATTGGGTTGGGTGGATGGCGAAGTTCGCCACTGCTGACTCGGCATTGTTCACGGGGGATGACGCGCCATATGATGACGTGTGGGTTAGGACTCGTTGCCGTAGGGCCGCGTTGACATGCTTGGGCGTGAGTCCTCTCGTTCGGGTGCGCTTGCGTAAGGGGCGTTTGAGCGAAGAGGACTTCGCACAGGTGGTGTGCGAAATGGTGTTGCGGTTGGCGAAGTCGGAACAGTATAAGAGCGAATCGAACGGTTCCTACTCGTATCAGCGCAATGACCCCCAGCCTGACCCTCCCGGATATTCTCCCACGCCGCGACTGTTCGTCTCCAAGGATGACCGCACTGTCCTGTTGGGTTCCGAGAATCCCGTGGGTGGTACAAGCCATATCAGCTTGGGGCTCGACCCCGGTTATGGGGGTTGACGGTGGCTGTCTACGCGGAGAAGCCCCGTAACGGGTGTGTCTACGATGATGCCACCGCCCCAAAGCATGTGCCGACTGACCTACTCCACCGCGACATGATGATATTCGAGGGGATGAAGCCGTTGGTGAACTGTTACGGTTCCACGACCATTCCCACTGGGGAAGTCCACTACGTGTATGGTTGCGTGGTCGGACGCACCCAGAAGAACAGCGTCATGTCGGAGAACTGGGCACAGGATACCACGCCGCAGAACGTGGGTGGCAACCGTGAAATGAACCAGATCAAGATTCTCGCCCCCGAATGGCATGGCGACTTCTACTCCCGTGTATGGTTCAACGGCTCATGTTATGAGGTGGATGGTTCGCCGGTGTATTTGCCGCATTCGTCTGACTTGGCGAAACATTACGAGTTTCCGGCACGTCGAGTGTATGCGCCCGAACTTGCCGTGAACCATATTGACCCACCTACCGTACCGGAGGATGCGAAAGTATGGGGTATGTGAGGTTGAAGCCTGACCTGAACCTTCAGATAGCGAAACGGTTCGGTGGGAAAGCCACCAGACCGCATGCGTTGAAGGTCGAAGCGAAGGCGAAAGCGTTGGCCAGTGCCAAGGCCGTCAGTTCCAGCGTCGCCGATCGTATCGAGTTCTCCACTCACGCGCATGGCATCCATTCCAGCGTGATCATGAGCGTGATAGGACGCAACGGCGTGCAGATAGCAAGCCTGTTGGAGTTCGGCTATTTCAACGATTGGCTGGAAAACAAGTATGGCGAAAACGATCCGCGTGCGCATATGCCAGGCAAGTACATTATGAGCGAGGCCAAGTATGGCTGATGTCATTCATGATTTGAGTGTCCGCGACCCATTGGATGCGGAAGCGTTGATCGATACGATGCTGAAACGGCTCGACTTCAACGCCGCCGGATTCGACAAGGTTGTGGTGTTGCCGCGCGATATGGCGTTCACTGACTCGTATGTGATGGATCATGATGTGGTCATATGGCATTGCGGCGCCCCTTCCCAGCCTGACTGGAATCTGAAGGCGTGGGTGTGGCGTTTCACGTTGAGTCTGACGGTGGTGAATCGTGAGCCGGAACGGAATCATGATATCGCCGCGTTCCTTCATCGGAGCATTTCGCAATGGCCGTACGATAAGGGCACTGGGTTCGGCAAGATAGGGGCGATACCTGACAATCCCGGATTCCAGTTGACTTCCATCGGCGACGTGGTGACTACGAAGACCGCAGTGGTGCGTTCCTGTACGAAGCTGGTGCAAGCTGGCTCCCTGTCAATCACAGACTGATTGGCTTACTGATTTTCCTAAAATAAAGCATACGACCCCGTGACCTTTCCGGCATGGGGTTTTCTTGTATGCGCGAATCTTGAAAGGATTCATTATGGCTGATACCTTGGGTATCCATGGTGAAAGCGTAACTCAGGCCGTTCGAGGCGCGGTGTTCATGTGTGATGCCGAAACCCTGATCGGCAAGGCCGATTTGAAGAAGTTCGAGCTGACCGCCGAGAATGTGGCTCTTACCGCCAGTGGCGGTGAGAGCGCGAAGACGTTCTACAATTTGGGCCACATGTCCAATGACACCCTGCCTGAATTCTCCCTTGACGGCGGTGACGCCACCAATCTTTCCACTTGGCTTGAAGCGTCGTTCCGCACGTCCTATAACGAAACGACCGGTAAGGTCACGTTCTCCAGCGTTCAGGGCGACAAGACCACGCTGAAGACCATTTACAATGCGGTTGACATGCCGGATAATGTCGGCATCGCATTCAGCTTGGTGAAGACTCCGGTTGCGAAGAGCGTTCTCATCCTGTGGCAGGACACCAATACCGGCGAACGTTCCGCCCTCCTATTGCCGAACCTTGACTTGGCTTTCAGCAATCTGCCAAGCCTCTCCACCGATAAATTCACCGAATACGGCATGGAAGGCAGCATCAAGACATCGAAGAAGCTACCGAAGGACGCTTCCGGCAAGTATTGCTCCGTGGCCATCTTCGACACCGCTGACTTCAAGGCCGTTTAGCTGACTTCCGAAGCCGATTCCTCGGCAACCTCACGTTCCGAGGATGGTCAAAGTGGGACGGCAACCACCGTTTCGCAGCCTGTTGTTCAGTCTGACACCGAACGGACTTCACAGACGGGCTGAATCATATAGCTTCCCAACCGCCCGTACCTCCATCCGAGCGGTTGGGATTCTCATTAACCACATGATGGGGGATTCGAGCCGATGGAGGATGTCATGGCTGAACATACTGATGAAACCGTTGAAACCGTAGAGGTTCCCACCACTTGGGAAGAGTTGAAGGCGTTCGACGAACGCTTGCATGACCTGCCGGACATGGTACAGGCCGAGGATTTCACCCCGGCGCAGACCGCCATGTATACGGTGACGAGCGGACGCCTGTACGAGCGTACCAACCGTCTGAACGAACTTGGATGGTTCGGTGGCGGAGAGTCGAAGAAGAAGCGTAAGAACGCGGAGGACGAGATCGTTCTCGCCTTGGCCGAATACGTCGAATACGCCGACCAGTGGTTTGAATCGTTGGCCCTCGACAAGGACGCCTACCATGAGTGGGCCAAGGGCCGCGTGCTGATCGACCTGTTCGCCATATATGCGACTCTCGACCGTTTCTATACGGAACGCTTGGGAAAATCCAACACCTCGAAGACGCGCTCCGAAAGTGCCGAGTAGAGGTAGTTTGCGACTTCCGCAGATTCTACAATCTGAATCTGCCCGATGATATTAAACGTTACGAACCGTCGTACCTGTGCGACCTGTTGGACGGGTTGGAAGGCATTGACGGTTCCATGTACCGTGCGTGGCTTCTCCAATACGAGCCTGTGGACGAGAATGATAAGAGCGAACGTGGCAAACGTCGGCTCAGCTATCTGTCGTTCAGCCAGGATTCCGCACTGTTCCTTGAAATGGCGAACACGTTGGAGACGTTGCGTGTCATGCTCGCCCTCTATATGGGCGATAAGAAAGCCCAGCCCGATCTGATACTGCCGCCCGGCGTGGATGCCATTGATGGCGTGGATGCTACGAAACGTTCGATGAGCACTGCCGGTATGAGCATCAGTCAGATTTCCGGCATGCTTCATGGCATGTTCGGTGGTAATGGGGCTGGATAGTCACTCTTCCCGCATTCCACGTTTCTTTTCTGTCCCTTTCTTTTCGTGGAATGCGGGATTTTCCTTTTAAGGTGGTCTGCTTTATGGCTGGATTATGGTCTGCCGGTAGGGTTGGTATCGATGTCGAGCCGGTCACTACGGGATTCTATGCGAAGCTGGATGCGGAACTGGCTCGCGCAGCCGGTAAGGAAATCGAGGTCACTGCGAATCTTGACCTTGATGATGGCAGTGCGCGTCGTCGTCTGCGTGAGTGGGATGGCAAGACCGCCGAACTGCGTATCAAGGCCGACGATTCCCAAGTGCGCCGTACTGTCGCCAAGTGGGGTGATGGCAAGCAATTTACTGCTGAATACGTGTTGGATTCCCGTAAGACGATGCGTGAACTTGACAAGGTTCAGCGTGAGCTTACGAAGACGAATGCCAAGGCCGACATGTATAAGGCTTGGGGTAAGAGTCTCAAAGGTGTTCGTGAATATGATGATGCGGTCAGCAAAAGCACTGTCCTGACCCGTAAGCAGTCGCAGATTCTAACCAGTGAGATTACGAAGCGCGTCAAGACGATTCGCGACATGCAGGATTCACTGGTGAAGAGCAATCCTCTCGGCTCAGGCAATCTGCTTGACATGAAGGCCGCTAACGCTCAAGTGCGTAAACTGCGCACCTTATTGAATCAGGTTGAGAAGAATCCGGCACGAGTCAGCGTCATTTTGAAGAATGAGGATTACGCCAAGACCATGAGCGGTTTGGAGTCCGTAATCCGTAAGAAGGCCAAGGTTGCCGAAGAGAACAGTCGCGTCCGTCTCTACTTGGATGGTGCGGACAAGCTCGAAGCACGTCTGAAAGCGTTGGAGCATACTCGGCTTACGATTCCGGCGGAAATCAAGGTCGAACAGGAGAACATGATCCGCCGTCTACGTGAGACGGCCGAACTGGTCAGGTTGAACCCGGACGCCAAATATGAGGTCAATCTTGACGTTGACATGAAGCGTGCCGAGGAACGTATCAAGAAGTTCAAGGATGATAACGACACCTTGAACATGGACGTGGATTTGGAGACCGCCGCCGCTCGAGCGCATCTCATGTATTTCACCCGTCCTCGTACCGTGGATATTTTCGCACGGTTCCGTGGTACGGACATGGGTAAGATTCTCAATGGCATGACGTATGGCGCGTCCGGTCTGAAGGGTGTCGAAAACCAGTTCCAGCGTCTTGTGAATCTCATGGACACGTTGGATACGAAGGTTCCGAAGTTCGCCATTCTAGGCAGTACGCTGATTTCCATTGGCGCTGGCGCCACGAATCTGGCCGGAACCATCGGCGGCTTAGGTAAGAGCATTATTAGCCTTTCCAAGGCCGCATATGCCGCTCCTGCCGCGTTCACCGGTCTTGCCGCTGTGTATTCGACGTTCAAGATGATCTATGGTGACAAGGGCACCACTTGGGCTGAAAACATTGATTTCGCTTCCACTAAGCTGTCCAACCTGTCGGAAAGCGTGCAAAAGGCATTCTATGGGGTTGCGAAACCAGCCATCATGGATACCGCCAACGCCATAGGCGATTCTCTCGTGCCTGAGATGAGCACTCTTGCCAAGCATGAGGGCGAGATCGTCGATAAGCTGATGTCTGCCGTGCGCACGTCATATCAGATGAACGAGCTCCCCGTGATTTTCGACCGCGTGAACGAGTCGATGGATAATCTCGTTCCTGGTGCTGAATCGTTGATTACGGCATTGTCGAAGATTGGCGCGGCTGGCGGCAAGTATCTGCCTGAGTTTTCCAACTGGCTAAGCAAGAATGCTTTATATTTCAGTGCTTGGGCTACGGAAGTGTTGGAGCATTCCGATCGCGTGGATAAGGCTATGGCTGGGGTCAAGGAACAGGCCGGTTATCTTGGTTCGTCTGTGAAGTCCTTGATGGGAATTTTCGATGGCACGTTCGGCACGCTGGCAAAGTATGAGAACGGCATTCAGGGTTTTTCCGAAACGTTGCAGAAGATGAATGATGCCGTGCATTCAATTCGATTCCAGCAGACGTTGGAATCTTGGATTGATGGCGCTCAGATTGCTCAGGGCAAGGTGCGTGATTCGTTCTCGAACGTGGGCGAATATTCGTATATGCTTCGGGATTCCATGAAGCAAGCGTTTGCTGACGCGGGTACGGTGGTTGGTTCCACTATTTCCGAAATCAGCCGCCTACTGGGGCGTAGTAAGTCCGGTATTCAGGATTTCACTTCTGGTATTGCTTCCGGCTGGTCTGCCGCCATGAAAGCGTTCGGTGACAGTAGTGGCGTGTTCAATAGTCTGCTGACCATGGTAGGCAAGCTGTCCAACGCATTCGGTAGCACGTTGGCCGCGTCATTGAAGTCCGCTGCTCCAACGATCGAAGCCATTGCCGATGTCACCGGCACCATTGCCGATGCGATAAGCAAGATCCCTGACCCCTTGAAGGGGGCTCTGGGATTGTGGGCGACGTTCGGACGTGCCGGTAAGAGCGCGTGGACTGCGTTGAAGGTCGGCGCTCTTGAGAACATTCAGAAGACTTTGCAATATCAGAGTACACTGCGACAGTTGGGTGTCACCGTTGATAGCACAAAGGTGAAAATGACCCAATTGTGGCAAGCCACGGCGAAGTTGCAAAGGAATGCTTACACGGCTTCCGCCACTGGCAATGCCATGGCGTACGGGAATGTTGCAGGACTGTTCACCGGTATCTCCAAGGGTGCTGAACAGGCTTCTAGGAGCATGTCGAATCTAAGCCCACGTCTTACCGCAGTGGTAACTACGTTAAGTGAGGTGGAGCAGACCGGTAAGGTTCCGGTGAACAATCTCACCGAAAGCATCAGCAAGGTCGGCACCACGGTCGAAACCACTGGCGGCAAGTTCGCAGGTTTCAAGACGAAGGTTACTGGCGCGTTGGAAAAGGTTGTTTCCAGCAGTAAGAATGTCGGCAGCGTGTTGCTTGAAATGGCTGGCGGCTGGTCTGGACTTGCTGGAATGGCTGGTATCGGCGCGTTGACTTACGCGTTCTCCGACTATTCCCAGCACGCACAGAACGTGAAACAGGTTTCTGAGGATGTGTCACAGGCGATTTCCAACATCGCCACCGCTTCACATGATGCAGCAAACGAGCTTGGCTCAGTCGGCACCGCGATCCAGAATAACCTTAGTGCGAATTCCGATGCCGGACGCACCGCTTGGCAGGCGAGTTTTATCGGCAAGGCTACAACCGGTTCGGTGTTCGGCGATTTCAAGGATACCTCCGACGCTATCAGCCGACTGAACAAGGGCCTGAAGACGAATAAGGTTAACATGACCGACATGTCCAAGGCGGTGGCTGGTACAAATGGCGAATATCAGAAGTTTGTCAAGCAGTTGGATTCCGCAAACGCCGAGTTAAATAATCCTAACGTTGGATTGATTGAGTCCATCCGCAACGGCGATTCGGTACGAGCATATGAGGATGTCAAGAATCGCACCGCCGAACTTCGAGAGGAGATTATCCAACAAGCCAAGCAGACAGCGGTTGCCAACGGCTATTCCGAGAAACGCGTGGACACTCTCCTAAACGAGGGTGAGAGTCTTGACCAGATTTCAGCCAAGATTCAGACGGCTACGCAAAAGCAAGAGAACCATACTCAGGCTTTGAAACTGTTGAATCAGGTTGAAAAGAATTCAGTCAGCAGCCGTATCGCCGCCAACTCCGCTGGGGCTACCTACAATTCCACATTGCAGGGGCTTGGCGATACCATCAAAACCGTCAAGGAACTGATGGAAAGCGGCCAGTCAGCTTGGGATGAACAGGCGAAGAACTTCAACCTGACCACCGAAGCCGGTAGGGAAGCGTCAAACGCTTTCGGCACATTGTCAACCAACGCGCAAAATTACATTTCCGCGATGATTGACAACGGTGATTCCTTGGATAAAGTTACCGCGAAGAACAATGAGATGCGTCAGAGCATTTACGATACCGCAATGCAGATGTTCAACAATAAGGATATCGCTAAGGCATTGCAAGATCAGTATGCCCTTACGCCAGAGGAAGTCGAGACCGAGTTCAAGGCGCATGTCGCTCAGGCGAAGCTGGATTGTGCTGAATATCTGAACCTAGTTCGAGACACGTTCCCAGACGGCACAGGCACTAAAACGTATACGGCCATCATGAAGGCGATTACGAAGGGTGCCGTGACCGACATTAACGAAGTTCAGGCATTGGCTGACAAGTTGGCTGACGGCAAGCATGAAATCGTATACACCGCCGACAACAAGGCGGTAGTCGTCGCATCCGATGAAGCAACACAGGCCATCATGAAAGTGCCGGCATCGAAGGATGCGTATCTCAATGCCATCATATCTGGTAAGAGCGATGCTGACGCATTGAAGGATGCGATCGATGCCATTCCAGAGACGAAGGATGCGTATGCGAAGGCGAAGGCCGAAGGCAAGAGCGACATTGACGCGCTTGCCGAAGTGCTGAAGGCGTTGCCTACGGAGAAAAACACTGAGCTGACGGCAACTGACAATACCGGTGCAGGTGTTACGAGCGGTACGGAGAACTTGGATCAGTTCAACCAGAAGTTCGGTAAGGTCAATTCCGATCTGAACGCCACGGACAACACTGGTGGGGCAACTAACTCAGCCAAAGGCAACATTAGCTCAGTCCCAAATACTCATGACACCGGCGTGAACGCTCAGGATAATACTGGGGGTGCTACCGGCTCTGCAAAAGGCAACATTAAATCTGTGCCGACCAGCCATGGCACTTCGTTTGAAGCTTCGGTTTCAAGCAGTTTCGGTGGTGCAGTCGGAAGCGCCTTGAACTGGATTAAGCAGGTGCCCACATCAATCACCACATGGTTCCACGGCATTTTCAGCAAGGAAGGTGACGGCAAGGCTACTGGTGGTCGTATCTATGGCCCCGGTACCGACACTTCCGACAACATCCCACTTTGGGTATCTCCAGGTGAAGCTGTGATCCGTGCCGCCGCATTGAGGAAACTGGATGCCAAGTATGGCGCCGGGTTCTTCAACTACTTGAATGCGAATGGCGACATTCCGTTGAAGTATCGTGGTCAGGCTACTCAGGCTAAGACTGCTTCCGTGCAGTCCAATGGTGTCAAGTATCGGAGTCAGATTCAACGGTTTGCCAATGGTGGGCGTGTCCAATCGTTGCGTAACGGGTGGAATGTGGTTGTCAATCCTGAAGTCAAGGTTGATGGCGGTAAGGGCACTGTGGTCAATCAGACGTTCAATACGAAGGTTGTCCGCAGCAATGATGACCTGTATGCGGCCGCGCCGATCTTGCATCGTAACGCGTTGGCCGAGGCTAGGAGGTTCCAACGGTGAGTGATGTTCCCGAACTGGTGGAATTGTCCGCCGCCGGATTGACTCTTACGTTCGACGGTGGGCATGGCGTTGACCCGAAGGATGACGTGCTGCTGATTTCCGAGGATGGCGTCGAGGGCTGGTATGATTCGCCGGATGACAAGACGGTGATGAGCGAACGCGGCCAAGGCGACGGCGCCCATGATATATGGCAGTCGGATTTCCTGTATTCGGCCCGTGTCGTCACGATGCATTTCACGGTGGGGGCGCATGATCGCATCGGGGTCGTGCGCCTGTTGAATGACGTGCGCCGCGTGTGCGCCCACCGTAGGGTGAGGTTCCGTTTGAAGGATGCGACGCATGATTGCTACGTGACCGGTCGTGCGTCGTGGAAGTCGAATGGCGGGTATGGCAAGGATGGTTGGCTGGGGGACAATACGTTGACGGTGACGTGCGAACGTCCCGAGATATTGTCCTCCGTGGAGTCCGTATGCCAGTTGGATCCGTTGCATGCTTCGATGGTGGGTGGCGGCCTGAGGTATGGGGAGGCGTTGGATTCCCCCAAGGGTTTGCAGTATCCGCTGGCGTACGGGTTGAAGGTCGACCGGAATGTGTCGAATGTCGCCATCCTGTATAACGGGGGTACGTCGCGTGCGTATCCTACGTTCGAGGTGGTCGGCCCCATGCCGGATGGGGTGCGGTTGGATTTTCCTGGTACGGGCCAGTCCATCGTATGCTCCCAGCCGGTGTATGGGGTGCCGCTCGTGTTGGATTGCCGTTCGAGGACGGCCACGGTCGGTGGTTTGGACGTGTCGCGTACCCTGTCGGCCCGTGGCTTCCCCCAGATTCCCCCGTTGGGTTCGTTGAACGTCGTGTTGAGCAGTTTCGGCAATGGGTTCGTGAATTGTCGTGTCCGTGACACGTTCATGTAAGGAGTTTCTTTTATGGGTACTACCGCTTTGGGTGTCAGCCCGAACACTGACGGCGTGGGCGTGACCCCGCTGGCGCACCGCCAAGTGTTGGGCGCGCAGTGGAGCAATACGGGCATCGTCACCGGCCTGTCGGTGACGGGCCGTAGCGACTTGCGCTATAACGTGTCGGCGGGGGTGGCGGTCTGTTCGCGTGGTGATACGGATGGTAAGACGCTCGCCTATTTTGAGGGCGGGCAGACTCCGGCGACGGGTGCGGGCGACCCGTCGAATCCGCGTATCGACGTGATATGGGTCAAGGCGAACAATCAGGTCGAATACAGGGATTCGGACAATCTGGTGACGGTAGGCGTCACGCAGGGCACTCCGTCCGCAAGCCCCGTCGCGCCCAGCATTCCGGCCGGGTGCACGGTGTTGCGGCGTATGAGGGTTCCCGCGTCCATGACCGTGACGTCTTCCGCGATTCCGGCCGACAGCGCGGACTATGCGATACCGTATTCGGCTTCGATGGGCCGTCTGGCCTATTTCGAGAATCGTGCCGAGGGGCCCGCGAATTTCTCCAACAAGGTCGTGGAATATTACGACGAGGCGGTCACGTTCGACGTGCCGACCGACCGGCTGTTGGAATTGCGGTATCGCGCCACGGCATGCTGCGCCATGAGGGGTCATCCGGACAAGCCTACGGAGAATGCCGGCGAGATGGCGTGCTGGTTCGTATGCTTCCAGTTGGATGGGCAGGACGTTCCGAATTCGGGCGGCCAGTTCCAAGTGTCCCGCGCATGGCAGCCGGTGATGATCAGCACTCTGGTGCAGGTCGGTGCGGGCCGTCATACGGTGCGTATCCGTAACCATCGTGTCCCGTGGGGCGAGAACGTGTATTTCGTCTGCCATTCCAACAAGGAGGAGACGTTCTCGCCGCGTATTCTGGAAGTGTGGGACAGGGGTACGGCGAAGTGAGTTGGAGCGCCTACCTGTATGATACGATGACGGGTTTGCTGGCCGAACCGTTGGACGTGCCGAACTTCACGTGGTCGATGACGGTTTCCGATTCGAGTTTCAGCACGTCGCAGGGCAAGGGCGTCGGCGATGACGAGGTGGGCGGCTTGGAGTTGCCGTGGAGTCGGATTCCCGGTGACACTCCCGCCGCCCGGGCGTCGGCCTTGCAGCCGTATAAGCGTGGCATCGTCCTGTTCTGGAAGAGTCCCGGCGATGACGTTTCGTCGTTGGGCACTCCGATCTTGGCCGGAGCGTTGGGCGTGCGCACGAGTTCCTGGCATGATGTGTCGGTGCCGTACGTGTCGATGATGGGCTTGTTGCAGGACAGGTATCTGGTGCATGAGAACTCGTTCGGCAGGGATGCGGGCCACACGTCCAAGAGGAGCTTCGTCTGGGAGAACCTTTCATGGCGTGCGTTGGCGTGCGAGACGATACGCCAATGCACCACGGTCAAGCCGGGCGGGGAACTGCCCATCGACCTGCCCTATCTGAACGAGTCCGGCACGCATTCTCTTCCCGCCGAGGGTGCGTCGGACGATAAGAACGCGCCGAAAACGAAGTCGAAGAAGCGTGTGGACACCGCCGACGGATACGTGGAGACCGCGATAGACGGGGATACGACCACGATCACGGAACAGCACGTGAAGAAGGACACCAAGAAGGTGTCCACCACGAAGACGGTCACGTATCAGACCCGCAAGGGCAGGAAAAGCAAGGACCATACGAGCGTGAAGACGATCACGACGGCGCAGACCACGACGACGAAGAAGACCGTGACGAAGAACCATGAGGATTATGCGGAGCGTACGGTCACGACCACGACGACCGTGTACACGTTCGACGCGAACGGCCAGCAGACGGGCAGCAGCACTTCCACGGACGGGCCGCACAAGTCGATCATTCCCCGTCAGACGCGTGTCGAATACAAGGATTTCAACGTTTCCAACCATCGTTGTTCGGACATTCTGAAGAACATCGCGAACGAGGATGGCGGGCCGGACATGCAGTTCCGCCCCTACTTGGCCGATTCGCAGCATATCCGCTTCCGGTTCGAGGCCGGTAGCGACGGCGACGTGTACCTGAATCAGAAGGTTCGCCTGTCCTTGTCGTGTTCCCCGTATGGTGGCACGTTGGAGAACGTGAAGATCGACCGTGCCGCCCCGTACATGCGCGTGTATGCGACGGGCGCCGGTTCGGACGAGGGCACGATGTGCGACTTGGCGGAGGATCTGAGCCTCGTGTCCCGTGCCGACCCGTGGCCGTTGCGCGAGGCGGTGACGAGCAGTTCGGATGCGAGGACGTGGGAGCTTCTTGATTCCACGGCGCGCAGCATGCTGAACGCGAACAGGTATCCCTTGGCCCAACTGTCGGGCGAATTGGATGCGGACGATGTGGACTCGCAGGGCATGCCGTTGCATCCGCTGGGCAGTTTCTGGCCGGGTGAGACGTTCGACGTGGCGATAGACGGGTTCCCGGATTGGCCGGACGGCGTGTATCCGATGCGGTTGATGCGGATGAGCGGCGATCAGACCGGCAAGGTGTCGTTGAAGTTCGACCCCGTGCAGGAACCCGTCACCTGAGAGACATTCTTTACCCTTTTTCCCGACCCCGCCTTGTGCGGGGTTTTCTCATGTTAGGAGAGTGCATGGCTTCCCATAGCGAACTGCGCCCCGACGACGCGGCCCTCCCGCTGCTGATAGCTTCCGCCGCGTTGAGCAAGGCGGAGAGCCGTCTCACGGTGGCTACCGGCACCGTCGTCGCCGACAATGCGGACGGTACGCAGACGTGGATAGGCGCCAACGGTTCGGACGATGCCAATGGCGTCATCAAATGGGTGGGCGACCTGAGCGCCCCCGGCAGGCCGTTGGGATTGTCCGCCACATGTAGCATGCAATGCGTGGTCGTGTCGTGGGATGGCACGTTGGAGAACGGCGTGCCGTCCGACTTCGCGTATATCGAAATCTTCGCCCGCCGTGAGGGCAGTGTGGATGATGTCGTGTCGTGGGGCCGCCTGTCTTCGGCGGGCATGCTCATGAGCCCCCGCTATGACATCGGCACGGTTTTCGACGTGTATGCGATAGCCTATGACGATGCGCATGATTCGACCGGGGCGTTGGCGCGTAACCGGTCCGAACAGTCCGATCTGATTACGGTCGCGGTCGAACAGGATGCCGACATGGAGCAGATCGACGCGGCCGTGGAGGAGATGTCGAAGAAGGCCGACGAGGCTGGCGCGAAGACCGAACAGGTTCGCAAGGACATGCAGTCCGAGGTGGATGATGTGCGGGCGAAGGTCGACGGGCTGAGCAGTGCCGGTGACCGACTGTCCGGGCAGATCACCGACATTAAAGGCACCGTCAACGGTCAGCAGACGAAGCTGACCGAGTTCGGGCAGAAGCTCGAAGGCGAGATCGCGCGCGGCGACACGACGGTGAAGAGCGTGAGCGAGCTGAAGCAGACCGTGGCCGGCCTGTCGTCCACTGTGTCGCAGACCATGAAGACCGCTTCGGATGCTTTGAGCAAGGCCACGACCGTCGAGCAGACCGCGAACGGGTTGAAGGCCACGCTCAGCAAGGATTACACGTCCACCAAGGATGCGGACGAGAAGTATTCCACGAAGACGGAACTGACGACCGAGGCCGGCAGGATTCGCGCGGAACTGTCGGAGACCACGAAGACCGCGAACGGTGCGATGGATAAGAGCGCCGCGTTGGAGACCACGGTCAACGGCATTTCGACGAAGATCAGCGAACAGGCGACCACGTTGAACGCGACTGTGAAGACCGCGAACGAGGCGAAATCGACGGCGGATAGTAACAAGACAACGATTTCGCAGGTCAGTACGACGGCTTCTGACGCACTGTCCAAGGCTACGAGTCTTGAGTCCGGTCTCGACGGGTTCAAGACCACGGTATCCCAGACGTATCAGACTAAGGCCGATATGAGCACGTACAGCACCAAGACATACGTGGACGAAACCAGCAAGTCGGTCGCGCTCGGTGTCGTGCAGGGTTACAAGGGCGCGGACGGTTCCGGCTTGGCTACGAAGTCCGATGTCAACGTCAGCAAGGACAACATCGCCCTAGCCGTGCAGGGCAGGTACGAGGGCGATGACGAAAGCCTCAAGGACATCCAATCCTCGCTGAACATCACACGGGACAAGATCACCATCGCATTCTCGAACGCGGAGGCGGCGGCCAAGGTCGGCGACCGGCTGGAAGCCTACCGGGACTCGAACGATACGAACGTGGGCGACTTGTCGGAACGGTTGGACGCGGAGATCGCGGCCCGCCAATCCTACATCCAGTTCGGTCAGGATGCGAACAATCCGGTGATGGAGATGGGCGCGACGTCATCGACGGCGAGGATGCGGTTGACGAACACGCAATTGCAGTTCCTCGTCGGCAGCGTCATCGCCGCCTACCTCAGCAACGACCAGCTCTACATCAACAATGCGAACGTCCTGCAGACGCTGCGTATCGGCAAGTACGCGTTCGTGCCCCGGTCGGACGGGCACATGAGCCTGAAGTATGTGGGGTAAGGAGGAAAAAACATGGCTGACGCCTACGGTGCCCAGCAACACAATTGGCGGTGCTGGCTCGGCTCGTGGATAAAGTCGGAGGATAACAATGGCGTGACCATCCGGTCCGAATGCCGCATGCAGACCTTGAACGGGTGGAACTACATCGGTTTGAAGGGGCATGTGGGCGCCGCCGCGTACGGCCAGTGGGCGGACGGCGACCCGACGAACATCACGGTCGGCGCGAACTCGTCCGTGACCCTGTGCGCCAAGGAAGCGTACGTTCCCAAGACGCACGGCCAGCAGTCCATCGACACGAGGGCGAACATTCGCATCAACGGCGCCTATGCGGGCCTGTCCGAGGCGGTATTGGCGCTTCCCGTGGCCGCGAAACCCTCGCATACGGTGTCGTTCAATGCGAACGGCGGTTCGGGCGCGCCGGGCAACGTGACCAAATGGTGGGGCGAAAGCCTCACCATCCCGAACACGAAGCCGACAAGGGCGAACCATACGTTCCTCGGCTGGTCGGAGACCGCCGACGGTACGGCGCGATACCAGCCGGGCCAATCCTACGTCGGCACGTCTGACAGCAATTACACCTTGTATGCGGTGTGGAAGCTCAACAGTATGCCGCCGACCATCAGCTCATACCATGCCTACCGTTGCGACGCGGCGGGTAACGCGCAGGACGACGGCACGTATGTGGAACATGTCGCCGTCTGGCACGTTGACACCGCTCATGACACGAGCAACCAGTGCACGAGCCTGAAATTCGGCTACAAGGATTCCTCCGGATGGCATGATTACGATGTGGTCGTGGCAAGCTCAGGCACGAGCGGCACGAGCTCGATCCTTCCGGGCGGCTATCAGGCATCCTCCACCTACGAATTGCGGTGCACGTTGACGGACAAGCATGCGACGGTGCAATCGTTTACGACGGTCGGCCCGGCCGCGTTCATCCTGGATTTCAGCGCGGACGGCAAGGGCATCGGCATCGGTCAGGCCGCGCCGAGCGCCGGCACGAACGTGTACGGCAATCCGCTGAACCTGAACGGCACCGTGAACATCAACGGCATGCGCGCGTCCGACTCCATCGACGTCAAGCAATCCCAGAAATGGGACAACATCGAACTGCATGCCACGTGCGTGAACCGGACGGTCACGGTGAACGTGCAGCATCCGACCGGCAGCAACGCGATGGTCGAGGACATCAACACCCAGACGGAAATCGGCTACATCAAACCGGGCTACCGGCCGCCATACCTGTGCGGCGCCGTGGCGGCATATCAGGACGGCACCGCCGTATACGTGGAGGTGGAGGCGAGCGGCAAGGTGAAATGCTGGCGTTACGGCGGCAGCCAAACCGTTTTCGCCTACTTCTCCTGTTCCATCTCCTACCAGATCTAAGGAAGTGAACCAATGTTTACCGGATTCTTGAAGGATGGCGTGGTCGTGTTAAGCGACGACGGCTATCCCATCGTGGAATCGGCCAAGCCGGAAGTGCCGCCCTACTGCAAGGCGACGCCCTCGTATCGGATGGTCGGCGGGCAGATCATCCAATCATGGGCGATCACGCCCGAACTGGGCCGTAACGAGGCGTTCGAACATTATCTGACCAGTCAGATTCTCTCGCTGGACGATGACAGGGCGCTGCGCTATGTGGCCCTGTTTCCGGTCTGGGATTCCAACGGCACGGAATACAAGACCGGCGACCGATGCACGTACGAGATGGTCATGTACCGGTGTCTGGCCGATCATGCGTCCCAGCCGGACTGCAATCCGAAGGACAAGCCGGACTACTGGCAGAAGGTAGTGAAAGCATAGTGCCGCCGTTTCAGGATTTGTTCAATTCGCAGGAGTTCTGGTCGGCTGTCATCATCAGTCTTATCGGCGGTGGCGGCATCGTCGGCGCGATCATCACGGCTTGGAGCAACCGAAGGTCGAAGGCGCAGGACGAGCACGAGCAGGCGGAAGCGGACAAGCTGGCCGCCGAAGCCGCCGAAACAGCCGTGCACATTCTCACCGATAGTGTGATACAGCCGCTCCGTGAGCAGGTGGAATCGCAGGGCGCGCAAATCCAGCATTTGGAGAAGAAGCAAGCCGAACAAGCCAAGAATCTGGAAGCGAAGCAGAAGAATCTGGAAGAGCAGCAGAAGAAGAATCTCGTGGTCACAACCTACACTCGTTCGCTTTTCCATTGGCTTCAAGAGTTTTGCGAAATCGTCGAACCGGAGTTTCTGGCGCGCCATCCGAAGCCTCGTTTGCCGGACGAACTGAGGCCCGACATCGCACCTGAAACCGTAGGCAAGGGGGATTGATGGTCGATGCAATAATGTTCATCGTCTTCTCCATCGTCTCGCTCATATTCTGGCGTTACACGCAACGACACTAGACCAAACCATTTTCAAGGCCATCCCATTCACGGGGTGGCTTTTTTGTTAGGAGGAAACAATGGCGGAACACGCCAACAACAACACCAAAGCCAATCTTCCCGGCCTGACCGGCGAACGCGTCAAGGCCGTCGTCACGATTCTGGTCACGCTCTTCTCGCTCGTGAACGCGGGATTGAGTCTGGCCGGATTCAACCCGCTCCCGTTCACCAACGAACAGGTGAGCGCGACCCTCTTCGCCGTCATCGGCGTCATCGGCACCGTGTACGGCTGGTGGAAGAACCAGAACATCACTTCCGCTTCCCTCGCTGGTCAGCAGCTCGTTGACGCCCTGAAAAAGGAGGGTGTCGTGCATGGCGTGACCGCCGTGAAGAACGCGGCCATGAGCGCCGCAAGCGCGGTGGCCAAGACCGCACCGGCAGAGGAGACCGCCGAAGAAACCGCCGAAGCCGCCGAGACCGCTGAGGCTACCGAGACCGCCACCGAAGCGGCGACCGTCGAAACCACGGCTGAAGCCCAGTATGAGCCGGGCGGCAATCTCTGATGACCGGCGCAAGTTTCGCAATCTGGCGGGACAGCCCAAACCATTACAGCGGACGGCTTGGACAGTCCGTCGATCACATCACATTGCACATCATGGTCGGCAGATTGGCTGGCACCGATAGTTGCTTCCAACGTTCCAGCTTCGGCGCCGCCTCGCATTACGGCGTCGGCGGGGACGGCGCCATCTACCAGTGGGTGGACGAGTCCAACGGCAGTTGGGCCGACGCCAACTGGCAGTCCGACTGCTCCGGCGTGACCATCGAGCATGAGGGCGGCATGGCCGGCGTGCCGGTCACCGACGCGGAAGTGGAATCTTCCGCCCAGCTTTGTGCCGATATCGCACGCCGCTACGGCTGGAACAGCCTCAACCATGACGCCTCGGGCAATCGCACCGGCAACGTCGTACTGCACCGCGAGGTGCCCGGCACCGACCATTACGGATGCCCCGACAGGTGCACGAACGCCCTGCCGGTGGAACGAATCATCAATCGAGCGAACGAAATCCTAGGAGGAGACAACATGAATGCGGAAGACGTGTGGAATTTCGACCAGAACGGCGTGAAGATGCGAGACCGCATGCAAGGCACCGACGCGGCCGCCAACGAGACCCGGACCGAACTGTTCCGACTCTCGCAGTGGAACAAGGACACGCACGCATCCCCGCTCGGCAATCTGGTCGCGGAGATGCCGATACAGGGCGGCGCCAAATTGGGCGACCGTGTGGCCGGCATCGACTCGAAGACCAGCCAATTGGTCACGCAGGTGAGCGCACTGTCCGAAGCGGTCAAGGCATTGGCATCCGCACAGGGCGCAGACCCCGACCAGATCGCCAAGATCGTCGAAACAGCCGTCAAGGACAAGCTCGCCAAGCTCAAGATCACCGTAACCGACAGCGAGTGACGGACCATTTCGTTGCCGCCAACAAAATGGTCACGGCTGATACCATAGGATATTCTTCCCACGCCGTTTGAACATGAAGGTCATGTGCGACGTGGGTTGCCGGGATTCCGGCTGGTTTTATATTGGCATGCCCCTCTCCTAGGATTGGAACCCTAGGAGAGGGGCGATTTTTTGTTACGCCTTTTCGACTATGTCTCGTATATCGTTGATGATATGCATGATACTGTCACTGACATGCGCTTGCAGTGCCGGTTCGGTGATTTGAATGGAATGCGTTTGAGGATTGAACGGGTTGCCGTCTAACAGCATGGTGACTTTCTCATCGTCCGTCATATGCTTGACGTGATTTTCCAACATGACGATGGCAACGCATACGCCTCGTATGTGGCCCAGTTGGAACGCTCCTTGCGTTGGGGATATTGGCAGACCATCCGCTCCGGTAATGTCAGTCGTGCGGCTAATCCACTTTGGTAGTTTCTTTTCGAGAAGGTGTATGCAGTCCATGACGGCGTTGTCGAAGCATGCCACCAAGTCCTTCTTCTCACATTCGATCACATTGTCCGTTTGATGTTCGAAGTCATGCAATGCGTATGGCGGATTATATGATTTTCGTTCCCCATGTAGATAATCCTCTACCATTGCGAGGATGGTGGACGCTCCCTGCTTGTAGCCTTTACGGAAGGCTTCTATTACCGTCACCGCTTTTCTCCATTCCATTCGATCTGTTTCAGATTGAGCGCACTGTCAACGTTCATCATCGCTCCCATGCGCAGACTGTCATCGACGGCGAAGTACAGGTCATCGACGGCGACTGACGAATGGCCGACAATGCTCATGACGACCTTCTGATCGACGTTCACCCCACGCAACAGTGTAACCAGCGTGCTTCTCGTATCATGCCCACGGTGAAGTTTCGGATTGATGCCGCATTCCAGTTGGAAACTGTCAAACGCGGCCTTTTCCTTCCTGGCTTCCCACATGGGCGTACCGTCTGGGTTGACGAACATGAGGTTATGCGGGTTCGGATAATCCTTGACGACAAGCCAATACCGTTGCAATACTTCCGCAAGTTTCGGAATGATCGGAACGATATGCACCGTTGCCGACTTGGGGCGCACCAAGCATTGGGAGCCTTTGACTTGTATGAGGTCTGCCCCATCGGGGATAAGCCATCTGGCCTTGGGACAATTGCATGCGAACTTGGCTGAATTTCCACACTTGTACTTGCCGTCATCGTCCGGTTTGCCGCAACCATGCCGTGCGGGGATTGACTGCATCTGCCACAACACCCTGTATCGTGGGCTGGGGCCTATCATGTCGAGACTGTCCCAAGTGCTACCGATCAGTTCACCCTGTCGCATGCCGGTCAACAACCGCCACCACCACCATGCGCCTTCCGTTATAGGCTTGGAAGCGGCCACTTCCAGCATGCGTTTGATTTCGTTCACGTTGAACGGGCGGCATGCCTGATTGATGATCTTGTCCTTGGCTTTGGGCTGTTCCACTCCGGCTACCGGATTGTATTGGATACACCTATCTTGCATTGCGGCCTTGAACAGCATATTTAACGTGACTCGCGTGATGCGTCTACTGCTGATGCTCATGCCATTGTCGCGCATGTCATCCAGAATGCGGTAGATGGTGTCTGGGGTGATTTCATCCAATCGGACGTGCAGTATGCTTTCACAATGCTTATACAAGGCGATGTCGTACCCCTTATAAGTGCTGGGGTCTACCTGTTGGCGTTTCCGTCGTAGCCATCGTTCCGCATACTCTCCCAAGGTGACGTTCAATCCGGTTGGGGTTTTGCCCATGCTGAGCTGATGTTCCAGCTCCCGACGTTTCTCATCGCATTCACGGTAGGTGAGTGCCGTCACCGTCTTACGTTTCCTCTTGCCTTCTGGCGTCACGCCTATGTCGATCTGCACCCGCCATCTGGTTTTTCCTCTGGCGTCGGTGTATTTGGTCGGACGTCTATGCCCGTGGCTCATGCGTTTCGGCAT